TTGTGGTTTGACGAACAGATTCTTGGTAACAATATGACCGATTTCTTTCATTCTCGCCCCGTAGAATACTCTAAGAAAGCCCTATCGTTCGATATAGAGGCTTTGTTTTAATCATTATTAATGGTTTTATAGGACTTTAAATGACAACGCAACCGTACTATTGGCTTAATTCACATAGTCGTTTATTCTTAGAAAGAGGATATCTTGAACAAGGTGTTTCTCCAGAAGATAGAATAAAAAATATATCCCAAAATGCTGAGAGATTATTAGACATCTCAGGCTTTGCGGAAAAATTCGAACATTATATGAGTTTAGGATATTACTCATTGTCCACGCCTGTTTGGACCAATTATGGTAATTCCAGAGGACTACCGGTTAGTTGCTTTAATTCCCATATTAGTGATAGAATGGATAGTATCCTATATAAAGTTGCGGAAGTTGGTATGATGAGCAAATTAGGAGGCGGCACCAGTGGTTACTTTGGTGAATTAAGATCACGCGGGGCGAGTATTAGTGTTGGTGGAGAAAGTAGCGGCCCAGTTCACTTCATGGAGTTGTTTGATAAAGTAGCAGATGTGATTAGTCAAGGATCAGCACGAAGAGGAAGTTTTGCAGCGTATTTGCCAGTAGAGCATCCTGATATAGAAGAGTTTTTACAAATTCGTAATGAAGGCCATCCTATTCAAAATATGAGTATTGGCGTTACCATCACTGATGAATGGATGAATAGTATGGTCGAAGGAGACAAACATAAAAGAAAAATTTGGGCCAAAATTATTCAAAAACGATTTGAGAGTGGATACCCATACATATTCTTTTATGATACTGTAAATAATAATGCTCCACAAGCCTATAAAGATAAGAATATAAAAATAAATAGTAGTAATCTATGTTCAGAAATTAGTTTAGCATCAGACGAAAATAATAGTTTTGTTTGTGTTCTAAGCTCGCTTAATCTGCTTCATTGGGATGAAATTATACAAACAGACGCAATCGAAACTCTTATTTACTTTTTAGATAGTGTTAACCAAGAGTTTATAAATAAAACAGAAAATATTCGTTTCATGAAGAGCGCTAGAAACTTTGCCTTAAATCATAGAGCATTAGGTATGGGAGTATTAGGATGGCATTCGTATCTTCAAAGCAAAATGATAAGCTTTGAAAGTATGCAAGCTAAACTAATTAATGCTAATATGTGGCAAACCATTAGAGAACGATCAGACAAGGCATCAAGAGAATTAGCAGAAAAATTCGGAGAGGCTCCTATTCTCGAAGGATATGGTTGTAGAAACGTCACAACATTAGCTATCGCTCCTACAACTAGTAGTAGTTTTATATTAGGACAAGTTAGTCCTAGTATAGAACCATTGAATAGTAATTATTTTGTGAAGAATTTAGCAAAAGGGAAGTTCACATATAAAAATCCTCATCTAAAAGAAACTCTCAAAAAATATAATAAAAACGATGAGACAGTTTGGAAGAGTATACTAGTCAAAGGAGGCTCTGTTCAACATCTAAAATTCTTATCAGATAATGAAAAAGAAGTATTTAAAACATTTGGTGAAATTAGTCAGAAAGAGATTATTATTCAAGCATCTCAAAGACAAAAATATATAGATCAATCTCAATCTTTAAATCTAATGATTGGGCCAGACATACCACCAAAACAAGTAAGCGATCTTCTTATAGAAGGATGGAAATTAGGAATCAAAACTTTTTATTATCAACGAAGTGCTAATCCAGCACAAGAACTAGCGCGTAATATTTTAGCTTGTACAAACTGTGAATCTTAATATAAAGGATATTAAATATGGGTAATGTGTTTGAAGACCAAACCAAGTTTATGGTAGCCTGTGATCAAACAGTATGCGAGTGGAATCAATCTCAATTTGATATGTATTACACCCTTATACAAGAAGAAGTTTCGGAGCTTAAAGAGGCCATAAACAACACAGATAGAGTAGAAATATTAGATGCTTTAATAGATATTATTGTGGTTACAGCAGGAGCTATAAATAGCACTGGTAGTAATGCTCAAGGAGCATGGGACGAAGTAATGAAAACTAATTTTGCCAAAGTAGATCCTATTACAGGAAAAGTAAAAAAGAGAGAAGATGGCAAAGTATTAAAACCAGAAGGATGGAAAGAGCCTAATCTTAAGTCGTTTGTAATATAATATATGGTGTATATTAATATGTCATTATTAATATAACTTATTATAAAGGGCATAACTTGAGAAAGAAAAAAAATGGTAGCACTAGAAAAGAAAAAATTATTGATCTCACAAATTCGCCCCTTAATCAAGATAATACAAGACTATCATCTAGGAATAGATTAAAACCAAGAACAGAAAATCAAAAAGAATATATACGATCTATTATAGAAAACACTATTACTTTTTGTCAAGGCAGTGCTGGTAGTGGTAAAACTCACTGTGCTGTTGGTTTGGCATTGGAGCATTTATTAGAAGATAAAATTAAAAAAATCATTATAACAAGACCTGTTGTTGAAGCAGGAGAAAAAATAGGTTATCTTCCAGGTAAATATGAAGAAAAATTATTTCCTTATCTATTACCTATAGAAGATGAGATAAATTATTTTATTGGTCCAGCATTGAACGCAACCCTTAAATTAAATAATAAGATAGAAATTGTGCCTTTAGGATTTATGAGAGGAAGAAATTTTCATGATTGTTTCATAGTAGCAGACGAATGCCAAAATGCTTCCTATGAACAATTAAAAATGCTATTGACAAGAATTGGTCAAAACAGTAAAATGGTATTAACTGGAGATGTTTCGCAATCAGATCTTGCTAGACATTTACAGGGTGGTTTTTATGAAATGATAAAAAATCTATCAGATGTAGACGGTATAGGTATTTCTACACTAACCGATAATGATATTATTCGTAATCCTATAATAGCAAAAATTTTAGCAAAATTAGACAATTATGAACAAGGCAGAAAATAGTAAGTGCTTATTATTGAATGCTGACTATTCACCTTTAAGAATTATTAGTTGGCAAAAAGCTATTGTATGGTCTATTAAATATGAAAATAGTCCAACATTTAAAATAGAAATACTCGAATATTATAAAGATAAATTTATTCAGGGTACTAATAATAAACAATTTAAAGTACCATTGGTTGCTAAAACCGTAAGATTTTTTAATATCTACAATAGATCACTAAAGTTTTCTAGACAAAATCTATTTATTAGAGATAATCATACTTGTCAATATTGTGGTTTAAGATTTAATCATAATGAATTGACTTATGATCATGTTATTCCAAAAAGCCAATTCTATCCAGATAAAAAAGATGCTACAAATTGGCTAAATATAACAACCGCTTGTGTCAAATGCAATAGAAAAAAATCTAATAAAACTCCGGAACAAGCAAACATGAAATTACTAAATATCCCCAAAAAACCATTTTATGAGCCAAGATACTTGCCTTTAGCGAAGGAGTTACATACTATATATGGTAGTAGCTCAGATCAAAAAGAATGGATAAAATATATAGATGGCTATTTTTAATACAAAACAACTAGATAATAGTAATGATAAATTTTATTGTTTGTCTGGATCCGAAGATTATGTAGATCAGGATGGATATCCAAGACTATATGATGAGCATATGAACGATGCTGTAGCAAAAGTTGTCTTTACTAAAAGACCAAAACATTTTGAAGACAGTAATAAATCATATGGTCGTTATTATATCAAACTAGATCCCAACTCTAAGATATTTAATCCGAAAAAGATTCTATCTCCCATAGAAGAAAAAAATTCTTTATCTTTTATCAATTTAGTATGTAAAACAGAATGGATATTTAGAGAGGTTACGCCGCAAGTATTTCAAAAATACATAACTTTTTTAAAGACAAAAAACATATCCTGGTTAAAAGATGCTCAAAGAGATTTGAAATAATGCCAACGTATACTTATTGTTGTAATCAGTGCAATAAAAAATTTGAGCTATTTTTTTATATCAAAGACTATAATCCGACACCAGTTTGTCTTTTTTGCTACGCTAAAGATACTGCAAGAAGCTATCATGATGATATAGGTTCCATACAAGGATCAGTTATAAAACATGATAGCGAATTAAAAACTGTTGGCGATCTAGCAAATAGAAATAGAGATAAGATGAGCAATGATCAAAAGCAAGAGCTATATAATAAGCACAATGCCTATAAAGATCAATCGGTTAAACCATTACCAAAAGGAATGAGCAGAATACCGAAAGGAATTAAACCTAAATGGACATAATAGTATATGGAACAAGATAATATTAAAAGTATTTTACCAGAATGGTCGCCTGAAAATGAGACCTTCATTAAGAGTCAGGTAGAACAACTCAATAAAGATCATAATATCGATCTATCTGATTATGACTATATCTTCAAAGACATGTATGAAATTAAGAAACAAACTGATGCAAAACACGAGATATTTATTAGTATAACAGCAAATATTTTGGAACATGATCCGAAGTCATCATTGCCACAATCAAAAGCTATATGTAATAATAATTACTATATTCCTGTGCCTTCTGGCAATAGTCATGATGATTATTTGAAATTATTTTTTGACTATATAGAAAATTGTATGGGTCTTGCTGCCAATAACGCTCAATCTAAGGAAAATAAAGATGGATAAGAATTTTATATTTAGTCCCAGTGCTCATACGTCTAATAATTCTCAATCCAATAAATATTTTTATTGTCATGCTAATCATGCAGAATTCGTGGATAATGAAGGAAATGGTAGAACGCATGAAGAAAATACCAAAACGCTTGCCAAGATTATAGAAAAAAATAATCATATGTCTTATCATATTAAAGTATCTAATAATAATCAGTTATTCAATCCTCTATCAAAGTTTGATACTGAAAAAAGCTATAGTTTTTTGGATAATGTTGTTAGACCAACAGACAAGTTTATTTCTGTTAATAGTCTTGTATTCTCATATTACTTAAAATTTTTATCAACAGGCAACAACGCTTGGCTCAATAGAGCAGAAAGGGAAAGATTATAATGAGTAAATTATCAAAAAGTAGTATCTATGCTATTAAATATTTATTTAGTCAAGGATTGAATGCTGAACAGATATCATCGGAGATCAACCTGTCTGTCGATAATATTCAAAGTATTATAGAATCAGAAAATTTAATTAAACAACCTCCAACAGCTAAAGACCTTATGATAAACCAAACAGCTGTTAAAAGAACAAATAGTGTCGCTATTATGACCAAGGAAGCTTCTATGATGAATGATCATGATAGAATCAAATTTGCATCTCAAAAAAGTTCCACAGAGCACATATTTAGACCATTTAGTAAATGAAATTCATATCTCGTTATTCTAATAATAAAGAAGTGTCTGCCGCTCAATATATCGTAGAACTAATCTGTGAAAAAAAAGCAAAATTTGACAAAAAGGATTTACATTATAGATTTTGGGTTAACAAGGAATGGTCTGCATACTATAGAAATCAAATAGCAACAGCAAACAAATTGGTAAAAAAGTATAATCCTTTGGCTATAGTCAAGGCTTTACAAGATGATAAAACAGCAAATACATATTCGTTGCGAGCGCCTTTTCTTATTCCTATAATAGAACACTACGAGAAACTTATAGATTCACAGAATAAAGATTTTTCCAAAACTATAGATAGATCTTTGAATAAAAAACACAAAACAAACATTAGTAAAACCAAAAATATACTTTCAATTTTAGAGGACATAGACAATGAGTCTTAAAGAAGATATAATAAAAAATTTTGGAGATGATATTATACTATCCGGTAACTCGCTAGTAGAAAAAAAGATACTGACTATCCCAATTAGTCCAGCCCTAGATATAGTTCTAGGTGGCGGTATACCGGAAGGTAGTTTCGTAATATTTACTGGACAACCAAAATGTGGAAAAACGTTATCTTCGTTGGATTTTGCTACCACAGCACAAAAACCAGAATATCAAGGAGATCTAAAGAGTCCTAGAGAAGTGTACTATCTAAACATCGAAGGTAGATTAAAACAAAGAGATCTATTAGGTATCAAAGGATTGGACTTAACTCGATTTCATATCATAGGATCTCAACAAGGAAAAATTTTACACGCTGAAGAATATTTACAAATAGCTGAGAGAATCATCAATGAGATTCCCGGGTCGATAGTTATCATAGATTCCTATTCTGCATTATGTACAGAAGCAGAAATTACTAGCGATATGGATAAAATGCAAAGAGCAGACGGAGCAAAACTATTAGCTAAATTCTGTAGAAAAGTTTCTAACGTTATTCCTGTTAATAAAAATATCGTAATTGGTATTACTCATTTAATGGGCAACCCAACAGGATATGGAGCGGAATTTAAGGAGAAAAGCGGACAAGGTATCGCCTATCAAACCGATATTAAATTACGAGCAAAAAGTTCTAAACCATGGTCTTTAGGAGCAGATGATACACAGATAGGTCAAGAGGTTGAGTGGCAAGTTATTTGTTCTGCTCTTGGGCCTCCAGGTGGAGTAGCAAAAAGCTTTATCCGATATAACGAAGGCATAGATAAACTCACGGAGCTTGTTAATTTGGCCTCAGACGTCGGAGTTATAAATAAAGGCGGGGCATGGTATACAGTTAAAACAGCCAAAGAAAACCATAAATTTCAGGGAGCAGAAAAAGTACGACTATTTCTAATGGAAAATCCGGATATTGCTAAAGAAGTTGAAAGTTCTATTAAAAGTATATTAGGTATCACAAAGTGATGGATGTTGTGAATTTAGATGGCGATATAGTATCTTGGCACTTGACTGGACACATCGCCAAAGGTAGAATAGCACATAAGTCGTCGTATCATCTACTTGCCAGGGGTCTATTGATAGACTTATTTCCTACACTACAAATTCTTGAAGAAGTATCAATACCCTTAAAAAGAAATGAAACCTTATATTTGGATTTTTATATACCGTTATCAAAATTATGTATCGAAGTTCATGGTGAACAACACTATAAATTTATACCATTCTATCACGGAAATATAATGAGTTTTTTGAAAGCTCAAAAAAAAGATAGAGAAAAAAAGGAATGGTGCGACAATAATAATATTCGTTATATAGAATTGCCTTATAATGAAAATCAAGAGCAATGGATAAATAGAATAAATCATGAACAATAAAACATCAAAAGAAGAATTACAATATTGGGATAAGATATTAGATGAGTATGAAACATCTATTGGATTATCGGAATATTCTGCATCCGTAATATCTTCACAAGAGATCAATACCTATACATCAATGAGTAGAGATGAAATAGAGAAGCTTAATCCTGAAGATTGTGCTCAAATATCTTATAGACTATCTCAATTTGCTTTTTATTTACAGCGTAGTTTAAATAGAGAACTTGCTAGATATAATTGGGCAGAAGAAAGTATCAAAGAAGTGATTGCTGACGAAATAAATAACTATAAAGGATATGGATATATAGAGAAATCTATACAAGCTATAAAACATAACGAAAAAGCCACAGGACTTAATAGTATTAGAAAATACGCAAAACAACGTAGTGATAGATTACAATACTTAGCCAATAGTATAAAAAATCTATCTGATATTATGTTATCTATTCAAAAGAGTAAAACTAAACATGGATCCTAAAGACTTATTAAATAATCCTGATCAGATAAAAAATCTAATTTCTTTATTACAAGCTATGCTGCCTAACGAAGAAAAACAAGAACAAAAACCAACTAAAGCAAAATCAAAAAGTAAAAAAGAGACGGAAGCTTCAACAGAAGAGCCTTCTTTCAATAGTAAAATTAAAACGAAGAATAAAAGGACATCGCAAGTGTCCTCTGTTAATAAATTTGAAAAAATGATGGAATTCAATATGCATAAAGATGATAAGCTAATAGATGAAAAATTAGCAAAACATCCGCCGGTTGCACGAACAAGAGAATACGAACCAATATCTGTGAAGTGCAGAGTTTGTGGAAAAACAGAGAATATAAATCCAGCTCTTGTGCATGACAGTCCTTCGCGCTATAAATGTAATAACTGTTCGACAAACGCTGGGTGAGATGAAATGATACTTTGTGATCCTGCCGCAGAGAGAGCGGTATTGTCTGGTATATGTAAATATGGTGAAAATGCATATTTAGATATTGCCGATATTGTACAGCCATCGACATTTACTGTTGATAGTAATGCTATGATTTTTCAGGTTATAAAAGAAATCTGTGAGAAAGATCATAGTCCATCTATAGATATAGCATCGATATTATCAACTTCCCAATCATTAAATTTTAGTCATATTCTATCTCAAAAGAATGAGACACAACATTTAAAAGCTATTATTGATTTTCCTGTTAATCTTGAAAACGTGAGAAAGTTTGCTGCAAAAATACGCAAACTACAAATCGCTAGACTTTTAAGGGAACAACTGGAAAATGCTAAAGAAAAATTACTAGATATTAGTGGCAATGAGCCAATATCATCTATTATAGGACTAGCAGAAGATAGTATATTTAACTTTTCAACTCTATTAAATGATACAGATAATAATCCTGTTTGTGTTGCTAATATAGTCGATGATTATATCAATAATATTAAAGAAAATCCAATCGATCAAGTCGGTATATCGACAGGGTTTCACGTTTATGATAACGCTATAGGGGGTGGTTTACGAAAAGGATCCGTTAGTATCATAGCAGCAAGACCAAAAACCGGTAAAACGCTTCTGGCAGATAATATAGGGTTACACATAGCTAAGAATGTAAAAATTCCTGTATTGAATATGGATACAGAAATGAGTACTGATGATCATTTAAATAGATTATTGGCTATGATGACAGAAATAGAAATTAATGATATAGAAACTGGGAAAGCTTTTGAATCACCGGATAAGAATACCAGATTAGTTGGTGCTCAACAAGAATTAAAAAACGCTAAACTTTACTATAAATCAATAGCTGGTAAACCATTTGAAGAGCAATTGGCTATAATGAGACGATGGTTAGTAAAGGAGGTTGGATTGCATCCAGACGGCACAGCAAAAGATTGTGTTATAGTTTACGATTATCTAAAACTTATGGATAGTCAAGGAATTAGTCAAGATCTTAAAGAATACCAAGTTCTAGGCTTTATGATGACTAGTTTGCATAATTTTGCTGTCAGATATAAAGTTCCGATTCTTGGATTTATTCAATTAAATAGAGATGGAATAACAAAAGAAACAACAGATACTGCTAGCGGATCAGATAGAATTATATGGCTATGTAGTAATTTTACAATCTTCAAAAGAAAAAGCGATGAAGAAATTGCAGAAGATGGCCCAAATAATGGTAATAGAAAACTTGTTCCTATTATTAGTAGACATGGTGGTGGTTTAGATGATAATGATTATATTAATTGTCATATGAAGGGCTGGTGCGCAAAAATTGAAGAAGGTAAGACTAGATTGGAATTAGTAAATAATAATACTAACACAGATAAAGGATTTATTGTTAATGACGAGAACAATGATGACGATCAAGAAATCCCGTTCATATAATCAGCAACAACTAAAAGTATTGTCCGATTATTTATGCGAAGATATAGATAATCTATTAGATAGTCTAAATATCACAGACTATAAAATATTTGATCGTATGATTGCCATGAGATGTCCTATACACGGAGGAGATAACAACTCTGCGTGTAACTTATATTATAAAGGGGACTCATACAGGGGAAACTGGAAGTGTCGTACTCATCAATGCGAAGAAACATTCAAAGGATCTATCATTGGTTTTATTAGAGGCTGTTTGTCTAAACAAAATGGATGGACAGGACCAGGAGATTCGACAGTATCTTTTAATGATGCTGTTGAATATGCAATAAAGTTTAGTAAGAAAAATCCTGATAATATTAAAGTCAATAAAAAAGAGGTTGAAAAAAATAATTTTGTTAATGTTATCAATCATATACAGTCTGATATAAGACTAAAAGATGAATCACCAAAGGTGTCAAGAGCCACTATTATTAAAAATCTAGATATTCCATCACAATACTTTTTGGATAGAGGATTTTCAAGAGATATATTAATCAAATATGATGTTGGAGAATGCACCAGTCGTGAAAAAGAAATGTTCCAAAGGGCAGTTGTTCCTGTTTATGACGATTCTCACTCACATATGGTAGGATGTTCTGGAAGAAGTCTGTTCGACTCCTGCGAAAAATGTAAGGGCTATCATAGTTTAGACGCATTATGTCCAAAAGATGACTATTTATGGCAATACTCTAAATGGAAGCATAATAAGGGATTTAAGACTCAAGAATATCTATATAATTTATGGTATGCGAAAGACTATATACAACAAAGTAAAAGTATAATTCTTGTAGAAAGTCCCGGCAATGTATGGAGACTTGAAGAGGCAGGAATACATAATAGCGTAGCCCTATTCGGATCTGTGCTACAAGACAAACAAAAACTATTATTGGATATATCCGGGGCTATGAGTATATATATGTTAATGGATAATGATGAAGCTGGCAAAAAAGCATCAGAAAAAATTTATGATAAATGTTCGAAAACATATAATGTCTATAAAATAGATATTGATCATCCTGATGTTGCCGAGATGACCGTCTCAGAAGTAAAAGAAATTATTTCACCACAAATACGAGATAAGTACTAATGAATACCAAAATTATAGCATTTTCTGGACGTAAACAGTCTGGCAAAACTATTTGTTCAGAATTTTTAAAAGGATTATTATTATCTAATGGATATTCTGATGTTGAAATATATAACTTTGCAGACCCATTGAAAGAAGACATATGCATGAACATGTTTGGATTATCATATGCTCAGTGTTATGGCGAAGATCATAATAAGAATGAACTAGTTGATGCCTATTGGGAAGATAAGCAACTAACAGCACGAGATTTAATGCAATTAATAGGCACGGACTTATTTAGAAAATTAAATAATAATATTTGGGTAAATGCTCTTATCAATAAAATTAAAAAGAGTAAACTTCAAGTTGTTATAGTTTCTGATTGTAGATTTCCTAATGAAATAGAAGCTATAAAAAATAATGGAGGAATAGTATTTCGACTAAATAGAAATCCACACAAATCAGAACATATTAGCGAATCAATATTGGATGCTTGCAGATATGATTGGAATAATTTTAATGCTATCATTAATAATGAACATATGACAGTTAGAGAGCAATATGATAAACTTAAAAAACTTATGTTACATTTTAATGTACTACCACAATAATAGGATATCATGATTATAACTTATTTCCGTAGTTCGTCTTATAATGCCCATTCTATGTGCGAACAACAATATTTTTTTGAATATGTACTAGGATGGAGGGGCCCAAGTGGACAAAAGGCGGATAAAGGAACAATAGTCCATAAAGTTTTAGAAATTCTTGCCATGATCAAACAAGGTCAGCAAGATAAATTATCTCATATAAATGATGACGAATTCTTAGGTCTTATAGATATAAATGACTATAGTCTTAATACCATAATAGAAAAAGTATACAAGCATTATAGTACCGCTAATAGTCATCATACTTGGACTCTAAAAGACTATAAGGACTGCTATAATTGGGTTTACAAGGCTATAGAATTTAATGGCGGTATGTTTGATCCTAGAAATCGCACCATTCTTAGACCAGAACAACACTTTGATTTGGTAATAGAAAAACCATGGGCTAAATACGAGTATAATATTAATAATCAAAAACTAGATGGATATTTGGGCTTAAAAGGCACTATAGATCTTATAACTTTGGCTAATGATAATACTATTGAGGTCATAGATTGGAAAGGATTGCCATTAGATACAAAATTACCTACTCTTGACGGATGGACAACAATTGCAGATATAAATGTGGGATGTAATGTCTTTGATCAATACGGTAATATATGTCGCGTTGTTGGAAAATCAAAAGTCAAAACAAAAAAATGTTTCAGAGTAACTTTTGATGACAAAACATCGGTAATTTGTGACGATGAGCATTTATGGAAATTATCTAATGGTGAAACGGTATCTATACAGGATCTAGCTATTGGCGATACTATTAATGTGACAAAACCATTAAAATGTAATGAACAATCCCTACCAATAGATCCTTATCTATTAGGAGTCTGGTTAGGAGACGGAAGAAATAGAGGTTGCGAGATTAGTGGCAATGATACTGAAATTTTTGAAGAAATACAAGCAAGAGGTTATGAGCTAGGAAAAATTCAAAATGATAAAAGATCAAAAAATAAGACAGTATCGATCCTAAATGTGACAAAAATACTAAAATCTTTAAATCTATTGAATAATAAACATATACCAAAAATTTATTTGAGAGCATCTTTTCAACAAAGGCTAGACTTACTAAGGGGTTTGATGGATACAGACGGAAATGTAAATCCAATTAGAAAACAAACTGTGTTTACTTCTTGTAATAAAAAACTATCCGACGATGTTAAAGACCTACTTTTAACCCTTGGGCAAAGACCGAATCAAGCGTGTATTAAAAGAGATACAAATTACAAAAAAAACGTAATCATATATCCTATTTCGTTTCGTCCAATTGACATTAATCCTTTTCTATTGAGCAGGAAAAAAGAACTTGTGGATGTAAATTGGGGATCTGGAAGATCTAGGGTTAGACGAGTTTCTAAAATAGAAGAATCGATTATACAAAAAACTCAATGCATTTCCGTAGACAGTCCAGACAATACTTATCTGTGTACAGAAAATTATATTCCAACACATAATACTGGACGAAGACTAGATTGGGCAACCGGTCAAGAAAAAACCCAAGAAAAGTTAGAAAAAGATCCACAACTTAAAATTTATCACTATGCTATTAAAAAATTATATCCGCATATTGAAAATGTAATTTTTTCTATCTACTTTATTAATGATGGTGGTCCTTTTTCTATGGTATTTCATGATAGCGATCTCATAGACACAGAAAATATGTTGAGAGAAAAATTTGATATTATTAAGAAAACAAAACGTCCTAAGCTTAATAAAACATGGATGTGTAATAAATTATGCCATTTCGGTAAAACCACTTTTGAAAATACTAGCATACAACCTTTGGAGGAATATAGAGATGGACAAATATGTCAAAAAGGATCTGTCATGACAAAGTGCGAACAAGTCAAGCACGACCTTGAACTTTATGGGATCGATGCTACAATGAGTATGTACAAACACCCGAATCATTCTTTTGGATCTTACAAAGCGCCAGGATCAGTATGACCTATTCTGTTCTTCATTGTCATTCGCATTTTAGTCTTTTGGATGGTCTTAATCGTCCAGAACAAATAGCTAATAGATGTTCTAAATTAGGCATTAATTCTTGTGCCTTAACCGATCATGGTAACATCGCCGGCTCTGTACAGTTCTATCAGAAAATGCGAAATAAAAATATAAAACCAATTCTTGGTTGTGAATTATATATATGTGAAGATGATCCGAGTATACAAACAAAAGAAAATGCTTCATTATCACATTTTTTGGTATTGGCGAAAAATTTGCAAGGATGGAAAACCTTAATAAAGATTGTTTCCGAATCTAACAGACCCGATTACTTTTATCATAAGCCGCGTTTAAGTTTGGCGAAATTAGCAGAAATACTGGATGGTAACATTATAGGTATTTGTGGACATTTGGGATCAACATTAGCAGATAAGATATTATGCGACGAATCCAAAGCTATAGATAATGGATTATCTTTTGTGGACTATATGAAAACTATATTTGGCACTGATAATTTTTTTCTAGAGACACAACTATTTGATCAAGCATATTTAAAACAACAAACATATTTGACAGATACAATAAGAAGAATTTCTGAATTAAGTAAAACAAAAGCGGTATGCACACCGGATGCTCATTATTGCGAACAAGACGATGCTATAGATCAAAGAATATTACTCTGTAATAATCTTAAAACAACATTATCAGATATAAATACTAAGATGCTTCATAATCAATCTGTACCTATGGAGTGTTTCTTTAAAAGTGACAAATACTATATTCTGTCTCCGGAAGAAATGAAAACTCTTCATAGCGATGAAGAGATAGAAAACACTTTATTTGTGGATAGTCTAATAGAAAATTTTGATATACTATCACCACCTAAATTACCTAAATTCGAATGTCCCGAAGGATTCTCTCCGGATGAATATTTAAGAGAATTATGTAGAAAAGGTTGGAAAAATAGAATTATACCGAATATTGACAAATCACAACACGATATTTATGTTGATAGAATAAAATATGAACTACAGGTTTTGCAAAATGCTGGGCTTAGTAGTTATTTTCTAATTGTTCAAGACATACTAAGATATGTTAAAAATAATAATTGGTTAGCAGGACCAGGACGAGGAAGCGCAGCCGGATGCTTGGTTTCTTATTTAATAGGTATTACAGATATAGACCCTATTAAACACGAATTACTATTTGAAAGATTTTATTCCGATGGCAGGAATGTAAAAGAACACATATCTTTTCCGGAATTTTCTATACAAACATTTAAAAATGGTGTATAAACAGTATAATTCCGGAGGCAATATGAAAGCTAAAATAAAAGACTATAAAAATAAGAGTTATAATTTACTTACTATAATAACTTTAGTTTCGGATAGTAAAGGAGAAACAATTGCTAAGTGTAAATGTAAATGCGGCAATGTCTGTTATAAGAAACTATCTATGATAAAGATTAACCATGTTAAAAGTTGTGGTTGTTTAGCAAAATCAACTAGATTTACTAAAAATAGTAAAAAAAAATTATTAAATGATTTCTCTAAATTAGATGCCGCATCAGCTTATTGGCTTGGTTTTATTTTTGGCGATGGAAATATTAGTGATAGTAATAAGCTACAATTATGCTTGGGATCAGAATCAAAAAAACATTTGATTAAATTTTCTAAATTTTTAATAGGCTCTAATATAGTAAAAGACTACGATAATAGGTGTACATTTCAATTTACTAGTGATATTTTAGCAAATAATATATCAAAATATGGTATTATACCAAGAAAAACATGGTATAGTACTTTAAAATTACCGTCGGATCAATTATTATGGCCAGATTTTATAAGAGGATATTGGGATGCTGATGGATGGGTTAGTATAAAAAAACAAACCAATAAAAATAAAGTCTACACTGGTTACAACATAGGTATATGTTCATATCTTCCAGAAAATTTGGAAACAGTATCCAAAGCCTTACCTGTAAAATATAAAAAACCAACAAAAATAAAAAATAGAGACTTGTATCAGTTAATATACCAAAACAAGAGTGAAATTAAAGTTATAGCAAAATATTTACTAAACAATCATTTATATATAGACTACAAATGGAAAAAAATTCTATACTTACTAGACTAGTACATGAGATTAAAAGCCAGCCTATAATCGAAAGGTTAGAACAAGAAAAAAATAATAGATTTCTTGAACATGAATGCTCTATAGTTCTTTCGGCTCCAGAAAATATATCATACTATAATCATATAATAGTAAATAAAAATATTTTATCCGAAAACACTATTAATAGTTATATAATGTGGATATATGGTATTGTCGATCAGCTTGATAATACTCGTCCAATACAAAGCATTCCAGCCAGAATACAAATGCCAGATATCGATATAGATATCCCAATAGATAAACGAGAACAAGTATTAGAATATATAAAAAGTAAATATGGACATGGCAAAGTATCACAAATGATTACTTTTAATACTATGAAAGGTAGAGGAGCATTAAAAGATGTGCTAAGAGTATATGGTAATATATCTTTCGAAGAAATGAATTCTATTACCAAATTTATTCCTGACGAAGCAAAAATAGCCGACGAGCTTCAAGAGATGAAAGAAGATACCGGAGAAGCCTCAATTATTAGATGGGCCTTAGAGAATAATACAGACAAGCTTAAAGAATGGTGCTACATAGCAGAAGATGGTTCGTTGGCTGGTCCATTGTCAAAAAGATTTGAACAGGCCATAAGGCTTGAAGGAACAAAATCCAACCAAAGCAAACACGCTGCTGGTGTAATAATAGGTACCGAAGATCTTGCATCTCTGTGTCCTATGGTCTATGATAATAGAAATGATCAGCTGATAGCGGGCATGGAGATGAATGATCTAGAGAGTTTGGGTTTAATTAAATTTGATATATTGGGTATAGCTTATTTGGACAAAATCATGTCTGTATCAGAATACCTAAAAAACGGAGAACTATAATGTTAACAAAAACATTAGACCAAGTTGCTGTGGGCGAAAACTTTAAAGCTAATAATGTAGAATATACTAAGATCCAAGAAGTTAGAGTAAGTTGTTGCAGAAGCGTTAATTGTCATGTTGCAACAGATAGTAATCAAAGGACTTTTTTCCCAGGAAACACAGTAGTGGAGACAAATGGCTAATTTACAAAAAATTTGTGTATTTGATTTAGAAACGGACGGGGCTAATCCTGACCTTTGTAGCCCCGTTCAAATTGCCTCTCTGATAATAGATCCATATAAATTAGAAATTATCAAAGACTCAGAATTTAATATTAATCTAAAACCATCCATATTGGATGAAAAACCTGATTATATATATGATGATAGTGATGTTCTTGATTTCCATGCCAAGGTTAGAGGATGCGAGAAAACCAAAATATTAGAGGACTGGAAATCTTATCAAAATCAGGATAATGGATGGAAAATGTTCGTATCTTATTTAGAGAAATATCATATAAGATCGGATAAAAAATCTTGTTTTACAGCACCAATAGCTGCTGGATACAATATAAATAGATTTGATCTTAGAATCATAGAAAGACTAAGTACGAAATATAATAATGTCAATAAGGAGGGAAGAACATCTCTTTTTTATCCACGAGACGTTATAGATCTAATGAATGTTATATTTTATTGGTTTGAAGGAAACAATGAACTAAAAAACTATACATTAGATAATGTTAGAGAATACCTAGGTCTTGGCAATAGTGGATCTCATGATGCGCTAAATGATGTAAGAGCCACGGCTGATATTCTTATTAGATTTATGAAACTTCATAGAAATCTTGGTAATAAGGTTAAATTCAAAAACGCGTTCGCCACAGCGTCCGCATAATATTTATGAATCATCACTATACGTTTGATTGTGGTTGTAAATTTAAGGTATTGGACTATACCCAGGATGGTATTCCTAGAATAGATTTCGATGGCAAACTAGAAAATCTGAATCTAGAATGTTCCAAAACATGGGATATGATAGCACAAGGAAACACAAAAGGCGTTTTCCAATTAGAGTCCAGACTAGGCTCTAGCATGTCCAAAAAACTTAAACCACAAAATATAGAGCAGCTTTCTGCATTGATTAGTATTATGCGACCAGGATCATTAGAGGCATATAGGGAAGGCAAAAGCATCAGTGATCATTATATAGATAAAAAAAATGGTCTAGAAGAATTAGATTACTTCCATCCTTCTCTTGAGCCTTCATTAAAATCCACCTATGGCGAGATGATTTATCAAGAACAGGCCATGCAAATCGCTCAGGCGGTGGCCGGGTTCGATCTTCAAGAAGCCGATATGCTTCGTAAGGCCATAGGCAAAAAGAAACCAGAAGAAATGGCAAAAATCAAAGTTAAATTCAAAGATGGTGTTAAAAAACTTAATATTGTCTCAGAAGATGAGAGCGAAGAAATTTTTGGTTGGATAGAAAAAAGTCAAAGATATAGCTTTAACAAGAGCCACGCTGTAAGTTATGCTATGAATGCATATTCATCAGCATATGCAAAAGCACACTTTGCCAAAGTATTTTTTGCATCATATTTAAAGTTCGCAAAAGACAAGATGGATCCCCAAAAAGAGATCAAGGAATTAATTAGAAACGCGACAGAAATGGATGTTACTGTTTGCGTTCCAGATTTAAGAAAACTTAATAAACACTTTACTATAAACGATGATAAAATTTATTTTGGTTTAACAGATATAAAAGGTGTTGGTTATTCGGTATATGATAAGATTATGGAAATAGTCAAAAATATGGATCTTAATTCTATATCATGGTATGGATGCTTAGTAAAATTGCTCAATAAAATAAACTCTACAGCCGCTAAGGCACTAATATCGTGCGGAGCCCTTGATTATTATCATATGTCGCGCACACAAATGTTGTTTGAATATGACATAATATCAGAATTAACATCTAGAGAATTAGATCTTTTAGATATAAACCAAAAACATCTAGGACAAGTTTTAGAGAATCTGCTGACTAATAGTAAGATTAATATCAAGCGAAAAACTAATATACAAAATTTGATTAAACTATATAAAAATCCACCATACTCACTAAACGATAAAATAGAATGGTTATCTGACACAGAAAATGCGTTGCTTGGTGCGTCTATTACCTGTTTTAAAATAGACTCGTACGACATTAGTATGACCAACTGTGATTGCAAAATGTTTAAACATACCAATAATGTTAAAAATATTATTTTAGCTGGTGAAATTAGTAATATAAATTTTGTTAAGACAAAGAATGGGAAAAATGCTGGTGCAGAAATGGCTTTTGTCACAATAGAGGATCAATACGCATCCTTGGATTCCGTTATCCTATTTCCTGATCAATTGTCTAAATATCGAAACTATCTATTCGAAGGAAATGTACTAATATTTCTAGGCAATAAGAGTCCTAAAAAAGACTCTTTTATAGTAGAAAAATGTTTTATACCAAGATCTTGACAAAACGCTGCCGCTTGGTATAATGTTATATAGTTGTAGCGTTTTTACTTTTAGGAGTTTTGAAAATGAATATCACATTGTTGAAGGGTAATCTTGCACGAGATCCTGAGCTAAGAGTTGTTAATCCAAACGGAAAACAAACTAGCGTAGTAAACTTTACTATTGCTGTTAATAGAGACTATGTAAAGTCTAATGGAGAAAAAGACAGAATTACATCTTTCATTAACTGCGAAGCATGGGACAGCGGAGCAGAAACTATTGCCGAATCCCTTAAAAAGGGAGATTTGGTTATGGTAGAAGGATCTCTTAGAAATGACACATGGGAAAAAGATGGAGTTAAGCATAGTAGTCTAAAAGTTAGAGTTAATAACTTTTCGAAGATCACTAAGCTTAGTAGATCAAAGGCAGAAGAATCAGAATCGGTTGCTTTCTGACAATACTCAAAGAGGAATGAATATAGAATATTGGGGGTGAAACATCCCCCTTATTCTATTATATAATGGCAAAATCTAAACTAAAAATATTGATGTGCTCCGAAGCCAGCTTCATAAATTCTGGTTTTGGTAAATATGCTTACGAGATTTTATCCAGATGGCATAAAACTAACAAATACGTTGTTGCAGAATTTGCTTCCTATGGTATGGTCAATGATCCGAGAGATAAAAATATAGACTGGATTTATTATGCAAATGCTGTGAGAGATAATGATCCTAGATATAAGGAATACATGTCTAGGACAGATAACCAATTTGGAAGGTGGAGATTTGAGAAAGTTCTATTAGACTTTAAGCCTGATGTTGTTGTTGACGTAAGAGATTTTTGGATGAGCGGCTACCAAACCTTATCTCCTTTAAGATCTTATTTTCATCATATCCTTATGCCCACAGTAGATTCTGCTCCACAACAAGAAGAGTGGGTAGACGTATTTCTATCAACAGATGCCATTTTTACATATAGTGATTGGGGGGCAAAAGTTCTAAAAGAACAAACTAATAATAAAATTAAGTACATAGCAACAACCAGCCCAGGTGTAAATTTAAATATTTTTTCTATCAAAGATAAAAATCTACTACGTCAAAAATTTAATATACCACAAGAAGCTTTTGTGTTTGGTTCCGTGATGAGAAATCAGAAACGCAAACTAATACCAGAACTCTTATATAGTCTTAAACAGATAATCTCCTTGCCCGAAATACAAAATACTAATCAAAAAATTTACCTATATCTACATACCACATATCCGGACATGGGCTGGGATATACCGGAATTACTTAGCCAATACCAAGTATCCAACCATGTCCTATTTACATATCTATGCAAAACTTGTCAGAATACTGAGGCTTGTGTTTTTAGTGGTCCATTAAAAGTGTGTTCAAAATGCCTAAATAAAACCTGTCAGTTTCCATCTGTATCAAATGGTGTTTCAGATACTCAATTAAGTGAAATATACAATCTGTTTGATCTTTATGTACAATATGCTATTTGTGAAGGTTTTGGTATGCCACAAGTTGAAGCAGGCGCGTGTGGGATACCTATTGCTACCGTAGATTATAGTGCAATGGTTGACATTATAGAAAAATTACAGGCGTTCAAAGTTAATCCTAGTTCTTATTTCAAAGAGTTAGAAACAAAAGCAATTCGTGTATATCCAAATAACAAAGATCTAATTGGTATTATACTCAAGCAAATAGCCAAACCAATACCGATTAGAAATACAGAAAGATTAAAAATAAGACAACTAACAGAAAAATATTATAATTGGGATGATATATCCAAAGTATGGGAAAACTATTTTGATAATCTGGAATATAGAGCAGACTGGAACGTACCATTAACTATCTTAAATAAAGCCGATAAAACCCAGTCGGATGGTAATAAAAATAATTTTAGCGTATTAGCAAATCTTTGTAATAATTATGTAAGAAATGCAGATTTATTATCTTCATTTAAATTTTTGAATATGCTACAAAACGCTGATTATGGATTTAGCTATAATTCTCCAACCCAAATATCCGCATATGATATTAATAATATATATGATTATATAAATGTTATGATAGATAACAATAATAGATCCGAAGATATAAGAAAAACAAATCATAAATTCGAAGAAGACTTTATTCAATACGCACATCTAAAAAATAACACATGAAAATATTATATATTGCACCATATAGATTATCAAATAGTATAGGATACGAATCTATAAATTTACTATGTAATTTATATGATATGGGATTAGATGTAGTTAGTAGACCAGTATTCGATGGAACAAAAACAATAAAAGATAAAAAATTTACAGATATATTAGAAATAACAGAAAATAAACAGATAAATTCATTTGATGTTATTATACAGAATGTCTCGATTTTGAATTACTGTTACACATCAAAAATACCATATCATATATTTTGGCCAATAACACATAATATAATGCCATCTTATGAGCAAAAACAAAAATATGCTATATTAGATGAAAAAATAAATTATTTGTATAGTAATAATACTACTAAATTCATACTAGATAATATTGATATTAAAAATAAAAAAGAACTAACATATACAATAAATCATAGATTTTATTCACAAAATAATATAGGTAAATATAACTTAGGAATATATTCAAAATATAAAAAATATTATACTATTATTGATAATTTACCAGAATATATTGTTAAAGATGTTATTATCAATTTCATAAAAACTTTCGAGGACAATAGTAATACTTGTTTAATTTTGTATATATGTAATATATCTCAGCAAACGCTAGAGACATATAATAAATATATAAAAGATATGTATAATTTATTTGAAATTAATTATAGTATTACTAATATAGTTATTGTTCCAATAGATAATACTATTTCTAATGTAATCACAGCACATAATACTGGAGATATTTTTCTTTCATTAAGCGATAATATTCAAACGCCATTTGCTAATAAGTTGAATAGACCCATCATTAATATATCTGTTAATAATCATATTTGGTGGAATCAACTTGATCTTAATAAGAACGGAAGTGTATCTAGCTTAAACGATTCTAATATAAAAGATATTGCATATACTAATATAATTCCCAAAGATAATATTCAAGAAATACTAGAAACTCATGCTCAATAATTTAGATATCACAAATATTATTGTCAATACATTAAACAGAAAACACAGTACTGTTTACTATCTTGGAAATAAGAATTTATTTTCCAATATTCTGGAGCAGCATAGGGATGCCAACTTTATTTATGAAGCAAATCAACCATTTTCTTTTATTATCGCTGATAATCCTCTAAATTATTCTCAAATAATAAATAAGTTATCATTGGCATACCATGTTAACACGCTCATATTGTTTATGGATAGTCCACCGACACATCTTAAAAAAGAAGATCGTATTATACTACATAAAAAACTAGATAATACTTATAGGGTATTTTTTAACGATAAGATAAGATCTCTTTGGGCGCTACCAGACACAAACGAAACTCTCACTATGTCTTATGGTGTTCCAAAATCGGATATAGTATCTAAAGAAAAAAACGTATGTATTTTAAATTTTGAAAATAATGATGGAATCAATAGATTATACCAACATATAAATAATTACATTAATTGTGATCTGATTACGAATAGTAATAGTGATCCAATTAAAAACATATCTTTTTATAAGATTTGTATTAGCCCTCATAATATATATGATACAATTCTAAGCGCATCTTGCGGAACATGGGTGTTCTCATCATCTTTACTAATAGATAAAAATATATCTAATATATCCTATATAGATAATTATAATTCTATTATTAATGATATTAATAATACTCTTAATAATTGGGATAATTTACAACACATAATAGAATCAAGTAAAAATTATATAACAGAACATTATTCATTAAACACATTTTATAGTAATATGACAGATTTATATTCTAAAATTTCACAAAGAGTATTTAAATATGAAACGTAATATAACCATAGTGATAGATCCATCAAAAGAAGACGGTTCTCATGTACATATAAATAATCTAAATTCTATAGTTAATCATTCTTGTGATTCTATAACAATAGATATATTAGAATATCTTAAAGAAAGCGATCATCAGGTTATTATTAGGATTCTTTTGGAGAAACTTAGACAGAGTGGTAGGTTGAGTATCATTATAAGCAATGCCAAAAGCATAGCTCAACAATACATAAAGAGCGCTATATCCAATGATAGTTTTCTCAATTTCTTTGCAAATAAGCAGAGCCTTATTTCAGTCGAATCATTATATACTTTTATGGATTTTGCATTATTTGATATGATCGATTTAGATATTACCAACACTTTTATAACCATCGTTTTCGAGAGAAAAGAACTATGATCAACACCATATGCAAGGACTGCTATTTTGCACAACCAACAACCTCAGATAAACCATGTGTATTTAATATACCAAATATTGTTCAAGAATATAAAAATATAGAAACCTATCAGGGATATAATATAATTAAAAACTATAATTGTAGATATGGTTTTAGTAAAAAAATATATAATGAGCATATTGATAAACTAAGTTCTTTGGATATGCAAGAATATGTTAAACAACAAAATATAGTAAAATATTCGATTGGACTAATAGTAGAAACGGAAGACAGTTTCGAATCATGTGTAGATTCTATAAATAGACTATCTATTAAACCGTCATATATAACTATTATTTGTTATGCCGATGGTAATAAACTATATGACTTATTGAAATCTAATCTAAAATTTGATATAGATTATAAAGTACATAATTTTTTAGAGAACATTTCTGGGCCAAGATCTTTGCATATTGCTTTGGAGACCAATAAAAATAAAGTTGGTAATCTTATATGGTTATTAAATTATGATAGTTTAACTAAAGTTGTAGAAAATGATAGTATTCAAAATATTAACTATATAATTAATGTAGAACAAAAACCAGCTCACTATTATAAGTGTTCATCTATAGACTCTCAGTTTTATGGTATATTTATTAATATGAATAACTATATAAACTTATCATCTAAAAATGATTATTTAATAGAAAATAGTCCTAATGTATTAACTATAAATTATGATTGATATTCTTATTATTACGCCAGAAATAACAAAAGGGATGAAATCTGTTGGTTCCAAATGTTTACTTCCATTAAGAAAAAATCTAAGTATTATAGAATACCAAGTTATGCAGGCTCAAAAAATATCTAGAAATGCATCTATTACAATAAATATTGGATTTGATTCAGAAAATATTATGTCTAAATTATATAGGTATAGAAGTTTAAAGTATCTAATCAACGAAAAATATGAACTAACTAATCAGGCCAATAATCTACTTCTATATATTAAGAAACACAGACCTAATAATTTATTAATATTTACGAGTGGACTTTTACTTAAAGACGGGACTATTCACAAGTCATATTTGCAAGATAATTCTAAAATTTTTATGCTAAATAAACCTAAACATAATTTTTCTGTGGGTTCTTCTATATCCAATAACTTGGAGTATCTATTTTTTGATATGGAACAACCCTGGGCCGAGATTGTTTATTTAAATAGTGAAGCAATTGATATTTTAGTAAATCAAGACACGGGAATGTTCGATCAAATGTATCTGTTCGAAACCATAAATTTTCTACTACAGAATAATATCAAGTTTGAAAAAATATATCTTAATAAAAATAACGTTATGAAAATAAATAATTCTAAAGATCTAAGCAAGGCTAAAGTATTTATATGATAAAACTACTAGTACAACAAAAGAATGATAAGTTTATTAATAACATAGCTTTATCGTCACTAGATTTTTGTTCTAAATTAGTTACAAATATTGATAATCAACTATATAAAATATACTATAAATATCAATTTACAGATTGTATTTTTATTGCTTCGTTACTAAATAATGAAATCAATCAATTTATTTTAGAATTTAGTAAAGATGTAAATATTTTTATATACAATGATACACATTCAAATATACCCTATAATAAAAATATCATAGCAGTAATACAAAAAGAAAAAAGTGAATCCAAAAACAAAATTATATCTATACCAAAATTAGTGAATAATGAAATTTTTTATATAGATAGTTCTGTGCAAAAGAATTATCAGATCATAAGTTTCTTAGACTCTATGGAGTCTATACCAATGGAATTAAACCAATTCCTTTATCCCGTTTCGAATCTTCCAATTAAACTATTTAACAATAAAAATATTATTCATCCACAAAACCTTGGATTGCTTCTCGAAAAAGATAAAGCGTCTTTGTTGCAACAATCAGAATACTATTTAGCACTGGAAGAAGACTATGTTCCGGAAGCTTGGGCATGTGGATCAAAAGTTTTGACAGTGGAAGATCTTGTGTCATTAGAACCCAAAAAATTTAAGAGCAGCAAAAATTTTCAATCGTATTCTAATTTTTTAAAGGTGTTGTTAAGTGATAAAAAATAACCTAGGTTTTCTTCTTACAACGATAGAGAATACAGACTATTATGATAGTATATTAAAGCAAATTTCTCTATTGATAAAAAATAATCCCTATAAAAATATAGTAATATTTAATAGTACTTGTGATAAAATCATAACATATAACATACCAATTCTTCATCTAAGTCATGCAAAATTTTTTAGTGGAGATTTATGGCTGTTCGATCTTATAGGAATTATAGTTAGCAAAAACTTTACAAATATTGATAAAAAGGTACTATATTGTAATGATATGCCTTGGATTAAAAATAGAGAAAATTTTTATAGCGAATGGTCAAAAATTTATGATAATAAGTTGGATTTTGTAACAACAAACAAATACCTATATGATATATATGAAATATGTTGGAAAAAACCATTAGATATTATGGAGCATTTCGATTATGAAAAAATACAACACATCTTATGATAATTTGTCTGACCAAGACAAAAAAGACTTAATTCTGTCCCTATATTCTGAACAGGGAAAAAGTTTTGCAGATATAGCTGTTATGTATGATACGTACGCTAATAGAATAAGGAGGGATGCTAAAAAATTAAATATTAAAATACGAGATAAAAGCGAAGCTCAAAAAAATGCTCTAAAAACTGGTAAACACTCACATCCGACAAAAGGTAAAGAAAGATCTCAAGACACAAAACAAAAGATAGGTATGGGCGTATTGAATGCATGGGAAAATCTAGAAGATGATGAAATACAAAAAAGAAAACTTCAAGCTAAACAAAATTGGGAAAACTTAGACGATAATACAAAAGAGAACATCCTTAAATCTGCTAATACCGCGGTCAGAGCCACTAGTAAAGTGGGATCAAAACTAGAAAAATATCTACATAAAAGACTATTAAACGACGGATATAAAGTAGAATTTCATAAAGAACAAACTCTGGTGAATACGAGGTTGCAGATTGATCTGTTCGTTCCTAGTATAAACCTAGCGATAGAGGTCGATGGTCCGTCTCACTTCACCCCTGTTTGGGGCCAAGAATCATTAAAAAGAAATAAAAATTACGATAATAAAAAAGAAGGACTAATAATTGGTAAAGGATGGAATTTATTGAGGATCATACAAACCAAAGATTATTCTGATGCTCGCGCCTTCTTAATTTATGATCAAATAGTCCAAATTATAAAAACAAATCATTCCAACCTTATTTCTGGGCAACAGAAATTTACTATAAAGGACACCAATGGCTAAAAAAGATAAGAACGAAACGATTGAGACTACTGAAGATAATATCGTTGAAAAGAAAATTCCAACTATTGCTGACTTAGATTGGACAGATTATGTTCTTGGACTTTTATCGGATGACGAAAAGATTGCTGGTAATCCAACAACTGATGGTTTAAGACGTATTTTCGAAACTGTACTAAATTGTAGATTAATATCGTCAACAAGCTCGGTTGTTCAATCTCCTAGTCCAGAAAATGAAAAAAGAGCAACAGTTATACACTCTCTAGCGTACTGTTTAAATCCAACCGTTCAGGACTTAAACGGTTTAAATATTGTGTCTGTGGACGGCTCCGCAGACGTTTATTGGGGCAACTGCGACAAAATATACCGCAATCATCCAGTGGCAGTTGCGGAAACTAGAGCAGAAGGAAGAGCCTTAAGAAGAGCATTAAGATTACGCAAAGTAGTAGCAGCCGAAGAGCTATCAAAAGATATAGAAGATCATCCTGATCAAAACACAGTAAATAAGATTAGTAATCAACAAATTAATTTCATAGATGTTTTAGCTCAGAGATTAAATATTAATGTTGTCAAATTATTAGAACAAAATAATATGGAAACTAAGAATATTTATAGTTTGACACACGAGAGCGCTGTTGATATAATAAGATTATTATCAAAATACCAACAAAATATTGATAGTATACCACAAGATATTTTAGGCTACTCTAACGAATGGAAATAATTTATGAAAGTACTATATAAAGCTAATGATAAATTACAATTTGAATTAGAAGGCAGCGGACAAAAAGAAATATTCAAAGAGCTTGCTTTAATCCAAGAAATTTTTGGAGAAGCCAAGTGTGGAATGTGTGGTAGTACTAATATTAAATTTGTTGTTAGAAATGTTGATGGAAATGATTATTATGAATTAAGATGCTCTGATTGTGGAGCAGTTTTAGCCTTTGGTCAACACAAAAAGGGTGGTACTTTATTTCCCAAACGTAAAGACGATAACGGCAATTATTTGCCACACAGTGGATGGCATAAGTGGACTAAAGATAAAGAATAGTACTTATTCGGAATTTTCTATCCTTTTGGTGAAGTATTCGAAAGGAATTGTTTCCCAGTCATATTGACTCTTCATAACCTTTCCTTTGACTTCAATATTATCTGCACTTCCATAAAATGATCTAAACCACATTTCGTTCATATGCTGAAAAATAGGTGGTATTTCTGCCGAAATAATACGATATGTCTCTGGTTCTAACTGATAGCAATGCCAACAATACATATTATTTATTAATGATGGTTGATTCAAATTAGCCATACTGAATATATCATCTGGAGCTTCTGCCGGAACAATAGATTGTGGCCTGTAGCTTGTGTTGCTTCCATATCTCAGTACGGTACCAGCAAGATCTACACCTCTAATTAATCTAGGAGTTTTACGAAATTGTACTTTAAGACTTGATAGATTATTCATATTAAATATGTTATACACTCTCGTCGGTCTTCTATTTTTTGTGTCGGTGGATAAGCCATTCAATAGGCCACCACCAACATCTGCTGAAAAATCATTTTGAACAATATTTTGTGAAACCAAATCCGAAATACTAAGATCGGAAAAAAATTCTAATCTAGTTATAGCAACATCATACACTTCTAAAACCCTAATTATAAATTCATTATCATCAAGAATACTATCGATGGCTTTATCGTTATGAATTCTAAATCTTCTTTCAACAAATTTTTCTTTCCATCCATAAATTTTACCAGCAAATTGATTTTCTATTTCTGTTTTTTTTGTTGCTATTGGACCAGAGGTGTCTAATTCTATTGTGTTGCTTTTAACAGGAATACCAGCATAAGCATTAGCCTGACCGGCCAAGTTCAAATCAGCCCCCTTCTCCAAATAAGTAAAACTAAAAGGGCCGTTATAGACTTTGACATCGCCAAAAAATACGTTTCCACCCTTATATAAGAAATCTGGAGAAATATTATTGTTGGCATTTAAGTTTCTTCTCGTCTCCGATGGAGGATTGGTTAAGTCTACTCTATAATAGGTTGCTTTTAGAACCTTCGGTCTAAGTTCTTCTGCTATACTGCATGATTGTCTAGGATCGATATTAATCCAGTATTTATTTTTAGTTAAATTATTATATACTATATTAATCGATCCATCTATATTAGATGTAATAATAGCTTTTTGATTCGGTAAAATACCACCACTAGTTGTCGTATATATATTTTTTTCTGGATTAGGTATATAGAAATATTCTATCTTAAAAATAGAATTTTTATCAAATTCTTGACTATTATTGAGCTTAATTTTTTGACTACCAAAATCATCATATAATATTTCGCCCTCTATGGGTCCATCATTTTCTCTAACATAAATTTTGGCTTTTTTAATTCCTTGATCTTCTAATAGTTTCAGTATCTCGCTACGTTCTGTGTATAATTTTGTTAATTTATTAAGTGTTTGTTTTTTATAACATAAATTACCACAATTTGCTGGATCGTCTTCTATAGCAGAGTAATGATCTTGTATGTATTTAATAGAATCACTATTCAAAATAGATGCTGTGCTTCTTGTATTTCCAACTAGATTGTCCAAAGATTGTATCTTTTCCATATTTATCACCGCTAGTCTACTAGTTAATGTTGAGAATTCCGTATCTGTTAATTTTTCTATTGTTTCTTTATAAGTATAGCTATTTTCTATTTGTATATCTCCTACTATACCTATTGGTAAACTAGATATAAAATTATTAGTATCAGAAATTTTAAGATATAGCATATTATATGATTTATCTTTTAAATAGGTTTTATTATCATTTAATGTATTATGATTATTATCTAAAAGATTTTCAATGTTTTGCACACTATCTTGTTGAATATAATAAAAAGAATTCTTAACACTATTACTATTAATATTAGATGTATTGTAGTATGTAGGATACGCTTTTATAGAGGACGGATTAATCCCGGATCCATTTAAAAATAAGGAATTATAAAAGAATTTATCGTGCTTATGATTATTTAACAATTCATATAGTGGCTCCAGGCTATATAAACTAATTGTGTCTGATAATATATTTTTTGCTTTAACAACAGAACCGTCGCCATAAGATCCGATACTGTTAGTGGAAAACGTATTCATTTGATCCGGTTTTGGAAATCTATCTACATGTAATCCTATATCAGAAATTGGACTAATTTTATTTAAACTATAATGTGTATTATTGCTTGCATAAACAATAATAATATTATTTGGTACTCTTATTTGACCACATGGTATCACAGCAGATCCTTTGTATAGAACTAAAATAGTTTTATAAGAATTGTCTTTATAAATTAAAGATTTTGCAACTACTCTAATAGGTATATCAGAGTTATCATTTTCTAGAGAACAATTTGTTAATCTTACTATATCGTTTCTATCGAATAGATCATATGCTATAGAATTATCTATTGATATAATTTCATATGATGTATTATTTAAATATTGAAAAATATTATTAAAAGCTAATACTTTATTGTATGATATATATTCATTATTATTTAATAGATCTATGGTTGGAATATTATTCGGATTACATTCTACAGACGTGCTGTCTTGACACGATTGTTCATCAATAAAATTATCTATAAAACTTTCATCTATCAAATCTTTTTTCTGATTTATAATTTCAAAATCAAACTTAAACAAATCGCCAGATCCCTTATGAAACTGGTATTTTTGAAGAGGAAGAGCCGGAGTATTGTCTAATTTAAAGATACTAGCCTCCAACTTATACCAAAAACAACCATCGTCACTAACATTCAACAATACTTTGTCCGATCCGCCATTTGTATAAGAATCATACTCTATATCATAGGCTTCTCTTTGTGCAAATTCTAAATTATAAATTGCAGAAGATGCATTAAAATAATCAACCAAAGCCTGATACGGACCACCTCTGCCCAAAACTAAGGCTCCAACTCTATTTGCTGTGATCGCTAAAATTGCCTCGCTTGGAAATCTTGGTCTTTCTATAAATGGTTGATTACGAATAATAGGATCTACGGATAAATTATTACATAGATCACAATTTTGAAAAAATGTATTAGGAGCATTTTGATTAATATATGGTAATAAAAATAAACTATCACTAAGATCAGCAATAAAACTATAGCCTGGATATTGAGGATGATCACCGTAGCTTATTAAGCTTAGAGCATCTGTTGAGCCGTATGTGTCTATATTATTTACTGATTGAACATAAGGTTTTGGTGTTTTTCCTCCATGAATTATAATTTCCCAATTACATAAATTATTAAAAATATTATTTGGGCTTAATTTAGTAGAACCAACTAAATTAGTATATAAATCACTCGAAATAATAGTATCTATAGGAAACATCTCATCTTCTTCATCCAAAATAGCTACTTTAAGAACAAATTCTGTAGAAGAATTATGAATAGGAAATATTGGTTGACAACTATCAGATTGTAAAACTCCAATAAATAAGGATTTGGAACAAAACTTACTCAATGTATTATTTGTAATATTTAATTTATGGTATTGAATAAGATTACGATAATAGCTATTTTGTTTTGTTGAGTATCCAGGACTAGAATAAGAGGGTCTACATCTTCCATTATTTAATAAAATTTCTTGATTAGGCTTAATCTTAGAATTAGAATACGAGTTGATATCAAATAAACAACTAGAAGCATTGGCTCTATCAGAAAAAGTTAATGAAAAATTATATTGTTGATTTTGAACAGTTTCTTGATTCAATAAGAATAATTTCATAGTCTCATACGAACCACTAACAGAATTGTGGTTGGTTAGATCAATTAAAAATCGATTAAGATCCTGGTTTAATACATCTATAGAGTATGATGATGGAAAATTTGGATCAGCATAATTCAAATAATCACCCATATATGTTTTTGGATCAAAAATTTGATCAATAAAATTATTTGTAGTAACTATTGGAGATTGAGATTGTGGTCTTCTGTTATCTTGCGCCAAAGGTGGCAATAGAGATCCTGCCGACGGTTTCATTTCGATCCATATGGCTAAATTTTTTGTGTTGATACTATTTAGAAAATTTAATTTAACCTCAATATCAGAAGCATTTAAAGATAATATTTTTGGATTCCTCAGACCCCATCTATTGGGAGAGTTCAACTCTTCGATAGCTTGGTTTCGTAACAATGGATCTTGTTGGCTAGGATCAAGAGAAAAGATATTTATAAAACTTGGTGGCGGTGTTATTTTTTTGTTATATCCAACAGTATTAAAATAATACGAATGTTTATTTTTTATTTTATCTGTAAAAAGCTTAAATTCATCATTGGATGGATCCTGTTGATCTTTATAATTAGTCTCCGCCGTTTTAGATAAACCACCTCCCAGTATTCTATATCCATGATGATATCCAGCACCGGCCTCGTCTGGTACTGTAGCTTGGAATTGATCAGAAATATCTAAGCCGATATCATTACCCCAATAATATTCGGCCTTAGCTCCTGGTACGCATGGAGCCCCACAACATTTATTCGAATCGCCCATAATCTCTGGTCCTGGGCTCCACACTATTAATGGATTTATTTTAATACTAATTGAACTACTATAAATCGAAGGCTTTAGCATATCTGTGCTGGTAAATGTAGATAATCTATCAATCGACGGTCCAACAAAACTAAAAGAATCTCTTGCTCCAGGATTAAATTTTAATACACTCGATAAATTATCATTACTATTCATTATCCATCCACTATTGGGATTAAAAACACCTTTAGTAAATTCTATAGAATTATTTGTTTGATCAATATATTTTTGATAACAAAACTTATAACCTATCTTTCCACCGCCCAATGGTCCTGGGGTCATTTGATTTTCATAATCATCTTCATAGTCTAATTTATGCCCAGTAACAGATGGTAATACATACGGACTTTCTGCAATAATACCAACATTATTTCTGGTGGTTGTTGGCTTAGTATGATTTGGTATTCCTGTAATTCCTATTTTATTTAATACTTTGTATCCATAACCGCCGTATGATTTAATAGGAGGAGCAATATCTGTGCTAATTATTGGATATTGGTAATATATAATATCAGAAGTTGTAACAGAATTTGTCTGAAGATTATAATTATATTTTTGAACACCAAAATCGTCTGGGGCTTTTCTTGATCTTTCGAAAATTGTTCGTCCAGTATCAGCAGAATTTTTCTTAGTAATGTAAGCTCTAAATTTTGGATTGTACAGACTATAGCACTGAGAGCATTCCTCGTTGTCTTGCCTAATATTTTCTAAAATAATACTATCTAGTTTTACTACTGTATTATTTAATATATAGTCTATGGTGAAACTTGAATCTTGTGTTCTAGGTTGTATAGGCTCTGATTCGGAAAACAGAAACTGAAAATTATTATTAGATAATTTCTCTATTGGTCTTTCATTCTGATAGACTGTTTCAATATAGTATTCACTATCTATACCTGTAAATAATCCATTACGATGAATAGCGTATGATCCTAAATTAGCTCCATGTATTTTAAGATTATCTTGATTAATTCGTATTCTACGATTTTGTAAAGAAAATTCATTAATTATATCTTGAGTTACCAAAGGAAATATATCGTTTGGAACAATTTCCTGTCCTGTATTATTATCTCTTTGATAAACAAAATTCATTCCAATAGCATAATAATCTAAAGCTAAAATAGGGTCATCACCTTCTTGTCTAGTATAAATAGGCATCATATCGTCAGTAACTTCATAATATCGATTATAGAATATGCCTGGCCTACCATCTACAACAAAAATGGTACGGTACAAAACATAGGATCCGTAAGGACTATTTACAGTGCATTTTATAGTATATTTACCTAAATTAGATGGTATCATTATTACTTCGGGTCCATTCGCTGTAAAACCTAAAGCAGTAGTATTACTATTGCCAATAGGTTCTCCGTATACGTCTGTGTCCGGACTAATACCCAAAGGCTGATTTAGATTAGGTTTTTTATTAAAATCCACAAATCTTAATTCTGGGCCTTCTACTTTTTCCCACTGACAAATAAATTGATTAGCAATAAGATTGTATGCATTATTTCCCCTGCCATATATGGCAGCATCAACAGGACTTAATCTTAGATCAACAGCTAAGTCTAAAACCCTTAATCTTGGATATATTCTAATAGGAGGCTTTTGTATAGTGCTTGTTCTTTGACCATCTACTATATTCTGTACTAATGGAGCAGTATAATTCCAGTATAATACTGAACCATTACCTTGCCACGATGAAGGACTATAATCAACAGGTCCTGTTGCGCCCTCAATAATTCGAGGAGTATTAGAGATACCATCAATATAATTAGTATTTAAAACAATACCAAGACTAGATCCATATCTAGCAAGCCTTCCTCTAATATCGTAATAAGGATCTATTGTATTAACAATATTTGGTTTTATATGATTATTAAGATATATTGTATTTTTAGTTACATTATTAACTTTTAATAGTATTGTTGCTGTTTCTTCAGAAAAATTAGTTTCATAACTTAATTGACCGACTCTAACAGTCTTATTATTTATAACCGTTGTGTTCGTTAATTCTTTCGGTACAAACATATCTCCAACTTCATTATATAGAACACTATCTCCATATTTAAGTCCTTGATATGATACCGAAGCATTTCCCGTAAGTTTTAATTTAGCTCCATATTTATTAATAAATTTTTGAAATAATTCTGAATTATTATTAATAATATTATTAAAAGAAGATATTTCATAAGCATTAAACTCTATCGCTATAGCGTCCAAAACAGTTCTTAGGTTATTAAAATCGATAGATATAGAAGATGATGTTGAATTTAAATATGTATTAACGGCTGTTTTTAGCGTATTTGATGGATCCAATAAAGCATTAATAAAAAATTCAGATATAAATGGACTAGTAGCTAATGAATGAGAAAGCTTTTTAAATAATCTTAGTTTTCTTAGCGATCTGCTTTGATTAACACTTATTAAAGGAGCATCTATCGTTAAAGCATTATATATATTAGTATAATACTGATACAAGGATGCTGATATGTATGATCGTGGTCCTATATCTTTTCTCAGATTTGCTTCTTTTTCCACATTATTATAGAAGTAAAAAATCTGATCTCCATCAGGGATCCAAAGAACTTTTTTTCCTGAGCCATATAAAGAAAAGATTGTTCTTATTGTTAATCCTTCTGCGTTTGTGGCCGGTGGTTCTTTAAGAAGAATATCTCCATAATTATCATAATTGAATGTAATATTATTTGATAAAAAAGTGTAAGAAGATCCTCTGTCCGGAGTTATACGCCTAACAATATTAGAGTCTATTTTAATATAAGTATTATTATTGTATTCTAGTTTGCTATAAATAGGAAATTTATCTATACTACCTGTTTTAGGTGGTATAATTTTGCCCCAACAAGATAATCCTCCATACACAGTATATGGCGATCTTGCTCTGTTTGTTATCCAGTCTATAGTCATTGTTCCGTTGGAGGTCCAATTTCTAAATTTTGGCGCAAAAGTTATAAAATCATCTATTCCTAGTCTATTTGTAGTAAAGTCTTTATTATTCCATATTGATCCATAATGGCTAATAGTCTTATATAATACCTGAGTGTCCGAATCGATAATATAAGGTGTCCAATGCCCTGTTGTTGCAACAATATCAAATATTGATTGTCCATTAATTAATCGAACAGAATATGGGGTTGTCGAATTATCTGACCAGACTATATTATCACCCGAAACAGAATAAGAAAATAAATCTTGTTGAAAAGTATTATTTGTGATATTACAATTTTGAGATAAGTCTAATAGAGACATAAACTATCCTGTGGATATAAGAGTCCATTTCCCATTAATATAATTAAATAATCCTCGTGTTCCTAATGATAAATTTAATGGATTAACAAAAGATGAAACATATGTTGGTACAATGCTAGATCTACGACCTTGTACATAAGACATTTCTATACTAACTTGATTATTACTTATTGTTCCTATAGCTGTTAATATTGGTTTTGCTATCGGTTCATAAAACCCTGTAGTTTTGTTGTATCGACATAATAGTTTTGCTCCTCTTGGAGCTGTATATCCGGCAGTATCTATAACATATACTAATCTTCTATAATTATTTTGTAAAGGTTCTTTGCTATACTCTAAATCGTCTATAAAAGCTCTTGTAGGATATGTACTATCAAAATTATCTTCTTTAACCATATCTTGTTCTAATACAACATTTATCATTCTATATGGACATCTATTTGTTGTTCTATTATCTAAAAATTCTTGTAATGTATTTATATCGCTTTTATTACTGACTATGAACGGTGGCAGTGCCTCTTCTTTACATCCGCCACTAGCGTCCCAAACTCTTCTTTCGCTATCCCATCTTAGATCTATGGGTCCTACTGGCCAAAGATCCGGTCTTTCTCCCCATTTTGGATGAAAAAATTTAGATTTTTTATTTGATATTTTACTCCATCTATTATTAATAAATTGGTAATTAACTGGAATAATATCTCCTAGTCTCGTTCCAGCAGATGGTACATATTGTCCAGCTTTAGTTAGATCATTTTTCATAGTTCCTGTGTCTAACACAAATCTTAAAGGTCTATTATAATTATCAAATTGTAAAGGTTGTCCTGTCGCATTAGGTACGGGATATCCATCAATATCAAAGCCCCAACCATGTAACATGATTGGTCCCCTAAGAGAAAAAAATCTTTGATTCATCAATATTCCGCTATTGTTGACAGGAAAACTAGTATCGAATTGACCATAATCGAATTCGCCACTATTAGCATATACTAAAAAGTTTTTATTTCCAGTTGGTAAAGAAGATCCCCTTGATATTGCTAAAACACTGTGTTTGCCAATATGTCCAGATGGACAATAAGGATTTGCAAATTCTCCACTTGATACTATGATCGGATTCAAACTATATAGATTTATGTCTGGTAAACCAGTTTCTCTGGTGGGATTCTTGTCTGTTTTAACAATAGTTGTTTGAGACTTGGAACAAACTGGACAAGCAATTTGTAAATCGGTTTTTGTTCTTCGATTACTATTATAGTCAACATAACTCATAGTAATAAATCTAGTATTTCCACACCTTGGACATATTGGAGTAATAGGATAGCCAGATATTTTTATAGAATGATCACTAAGACTATATGTTGTATTTAATCTGGTTGGATAGAAAGAAACAGGAGATAATAATCCATCAAGACTCATGGCTGATTTACTATCGTAGTCATTCATTAATTCGGCACCGGTTTCAACTCCTGGAATTATACCGGCCCAATGATGGTTTCTTCTACTTTTATTAAATGACTGTAGTGTGCGAGCCCCAGAAGGCGGAGACGGAGCAAATTCTGTTGCTTGACCAACTATTAATTCTACAGGACTTGTTCCGAATAGTTGCGTAGCGTTTTTTCCTATACTATATGGCTCTCTAGATGTTTTTGCTGTTTCTTTAATATCCAAAATGTTTTTAAGTTGTTTATTTCCTATTTGGTTAGATTTACCAAAAAGTAATTTATTAAATTTTAATGCTTGAGAATTTTGTTTTTTAATATTGTCACTAAATTCTTTATTAAATAATCCTGTTTTTGGACTATATGTCTGAAAGCTATAACTGGTTCTTATTCCATCAGATGATGTTTGTATACTAATATTACTTATTAATGCGCTTACCCCATAACTTTGTTGTTGTAATTGTACGGTTTGATACGATATTGGACTTGGACTAGAGTTATTATTATCTATAAAAATAACAGAATAATCAGTTTTACTATAGAAACTATTATCATAAACTATATAAGCAGCATTTCCTCTATAACTATTTACTGAAGATACTCTTTCATAAGAAAAAGCTCCGCCTATGCCAAAAATAGGAGGTCCAACTATTGAAACTCTACCATTTTCTATTATGCTTTGATAATTAACATCCACATTCATACTATAAGAGATTACTTTATCTAATTGACTCATTCCACCATAATTCCACGGTACATAATCATTATTTTGTTCAACTTTAATATTTCCAATTAAATTGTCTGCTAAACTAGGATTCATAGCAAGGCCCGGATAATTGGTCCAAGGGCCGTAAACAGCCCTGTTACTTTTTAGAGGAACAGCAGCAAAAAACGGAGTGGCCATTTTGGGATTTAGTGATTGATTACCAGGAGATGAATTAGCGGTTGGTCCTTGAGGTACTAATCTTCTAATATCAATAGCTAGTGGTGAAATAAAACTTAATAAATATTCTAGATATTGTAGTTCTATCGGTTCTATTGTGGCTTGTATTGTACGATCAGATCTTATAAGATTTTCTAGATTTATAAACATACAATAATCTTCTAAAGCAATATTGCTTATAACAGATAAATTAGGATCTGTAGAATAACTATAGCTAGCATTTGCCAAAGTAATTCCAGGTGCATCAACAATAATTCTAGGACCAGAAAGATTAATTGGATTGATAAAAACAATCTTATCTGAATTAGTTTTTGTATACAGTTTATTTGATGGAACGGGTCTGTTAAAACTATCCGTATTTAGTATATTTTTTTGGATATTAACATATGATCCTGGTTCTATGCTAGATATATCCAATGAAGGAATATATATTTTAGTCGGATCAGAGCAAGCTATGTTGTCTCTGATCAGTCTCCTTAATTCTTCTGGCTTATTAGCGTTATTCGTTATTGTAAAACCAGCTTGAGATATAAGATCTCTTTTTGCAGCAGCATCTAGAGAACACCAATATCTGGTAAGATCATCAATATTAGAGCTATTATTATAGCCTAGGATTGTTGGAATCAAACCGTCTTCGTTTCTCAACACATGCCAGTTGGGATCTCCACAAACAATACTGTCGTCTATATAGTTTCCATACTCCTCCCATGCTCCGTCAACAATTTCATAGTCATAAAAGATTTGATTGCTTCCTTGAAACACAGAAATATTTCCAACCGTAGACGGTAATTGGATATTAGCATATTGAGTATCCTTATAGGAATACAAAGCAGGAGATTTAATAGCATATTTTTTACCATAATATGTATCACTGATATTCTTAATAAAAGCAAATATTATTTGTAAATCTTTAATAAAATTATGATTTAGCCATATATCCCAATTCATATCCATTTTTGTTCTTAATCCCGGCACTGGACTTGACGGAACACCATTTTGAGAAGTGCTACTATTTGAGGTTAGTTTTCCATCGATGCCACTAATGCCTCCTCCAGTATCAACAGAAGGCATAGGTGATGGAGCTGTTGTAAAAAGACCTTTAGCTTTATAGGCATTAACTAACATTACAAACAAATCAGGCTTACTATACTTTGATTTACCTAAACAATATGTCAAATAACTATCAAAATTTGGACATCTAAATTCTGATTCTTTAATAGTAAAACCAGGAAAAGTATAATTTAAGGTTCTTGTTGGATTAATACCACTAGATGCTGGACCTCCAAAATTTGTTGCGGGAGGTACTGGTGGGGTACCACCAGCTGTGATCTCTGAAGATGCTCCTTGGACACCCCCTCCTGTTTGATTTGCTCCTGATTGTTGAGGAAAAAGATTAGGGTTGTATATGCTTAGTGGTTCGCCAACTGATAAAATTGGTAATTCATCTAAACTAAATAATACAGTAATCTGGTGAGTCCATGTATCAAATAATACTGGTCTTGGCGATCTAAATTCGTTAGTATTATCTCCTATAGGCGCTCTAGTTTCTGATTTTAAACCAAAATATGGACTAATTACATCATTTGATAAGGACACAAATCTGGTTTGTACAGTAACGGGAGCGGTTGGTTGTGGGTCGATAATTGTTGGTTTATAGTTACCTCGTACTATATTCTCTGCTCTTCCTAGCTCTATGTCTGACCACTCAGGTATCGGAGAAGTAAATCTGGTACTTGCATCGTTATCATCTCTTAAAAAGATCGGGCTTTCTACCGGATGAACAAAGTCTGATACTATTCTATTTCTAGTAGAAGATAAATCAGGATTACGAATTTTATTAATTCTATTTTTTGGATTATTAGAATTTAAATTCATAAATTGTTTAGTAATAGGATTATATACTAAATTATTTTGATGATAAGATAATCTATAATTTTTGACTTGGTATAGTCTTTGTTGATTTCCTCCAAAAATTAATTTACGAGTAAAATTATTATTTTTTTCTTGACCAAAACTACTATTTTCTATCTCGTAGTTATTTTGCTCCAAAGTTAAAATAACATTTGGTATTTGATAAAGAGGATTATAGTTTCTTCGATCAACGGTTAGAATTTTTATGATAAAGTCTGTATAAGTACCATTTTGTACAGGAACAACTATTGATAAAAAATCTACTCCAGTATCGTCTGTTATTTGTCTAATCAAAGATAGTATGCTTAAGCTGGGATTTCCCTGAATTCTATACAAATCCGGAGGTCTTGGCAAACTACTCAAATCTAGTCTAAAGCTATTATAGCCTGTTGATGGGTCCGCTTGTGTTCTTTGTGGTATTGTTGGCCCAATAATACCAAAAGATCCAAGACTATTCACCACAGATCCGGTTCTTGCATTAGATATTGTTTTTGTAATAATTCTACCAAATGGTGAAAATGCTTTATCAGATACTGTTGTTCTACTATTGAAATTAATACTTGATGTTAATGCTTGTAATGCGTCTATAATATCACTTGCTTTTAAACCCTCGCTATTTAATTTGGATCCTCCGAAACCACTATTACCCATACTTTCCAAAAATCCATATACATTAAATACATTCGGTAAATTTCCTCTTTTTATTTTTTCATCAAATCTTGGAATAGTACCAGGCGCAGTGTTAGCTAATGGAAAATTAACTGGTCCTCCTATTTGGTTTGGTTGTAGATTGGTTGTAGATGCTATTCCAGCATCTCCAAGACCATCTAATATGCTTTGAAGAACAGAGGAGTTAACATTAAAAATAGCTCCATTAAAAGATTGTAAAATAACATGACAATTATCTAATATCTCATCAAAACTTTCTATAGTAACAGTATACGATATGCCACCAGGCCTATTGTTTCTTTCCCAATTTTTTACTAATCCTATAAATTCAAAATTATCGAACTTAAAATAAACTGGTGTGTTTATTATATCATAAATAAATAAATCGGAGCTTGATCCACCGCGACCCAAAGAAGGGACGTATATGCCATTATGATTAATTCGTGTTCCAGTAGCAAAAAAACCAGGATCTTCTGCATACCAATACTTAGAAACAAATTTACCATTGACCCATTCATAAAATATTTTACCGGGAACATTCTTTTCTTTTTTTGTTGGACTACTACTATATGGTCTTCCTAGTTCGTCCACATAACAACTATCCGTTCCACCACAAGTATAATAATGATCATTAGGATAGGAGCTTGGAATATAATGAGGAACGGTATAAGCATCGTCTCCTATTGATCGTCCGGGAGTGGCGGCATGGCCCCTCGGCAAAGTATTAGTTCCATCCACAATCAATTCACCATAATCAGCAGTTTTATTTTGATTAAATTTTCTAAAAGGAAATTTTCCAAAAGGTTGAAAATCTTCTACTAATTCTACGGTAATAGAACTACTAGTTCCACCCCATCCAATATTGCTACTAAAACTACTAACACTAGCTCCTAAAAATAATGTTTGTCCTACAATTTTCATAATTAATGATCCCTAAAATCAACACCTATATTAGCTTGCTGATATGTCCAACTAACATTACGAGAATATTTTCCTGTTGTGGGACTCCATTGTTCGCTATCACTAGATGTGTATACTACACCATTTATTGACATTGAGGGTTCGTTTAAAAAAGAACTAGGAGAATATGGTCTATGAGCCTCTATAAGCTGCTCAATTGTGCTAAATAAATATCCATTTTTATGCAATGGACATGATGGGTGATTTAATGACGATTGGAGTACTGATGTTACCGGCGGAATACCGATTTCAACGCTTATGGTTTTTTTAGGTGTTGATCTGCCTGTTCTTTGTATTATGGGACCTAATGCTCGACCAATAATTTGTAGTTCACTAGTATTATCAACAGGATTGTCATAACTAATACTAATATTTTCACTAATAACACCGCTTATAATAGTTAATCTGGTTGTATATTCATAACTATAGTTGATGGTTCCTTTTCGTGGATCATGACCTTCACTAGTACCAATTGGTATGGTACTCAACAATGTTTCCCTACTATATATAGGATTATTAGGAACTGTTGGTGGCGTAGTAGTATATGCAGGCGTATAATTTAATGTTCTATCTTCGCTATTTACTGCTAAACAAGCTCTTCTATATAACATTGGTTTAATATGGTTTAGCCAGGCATTAAGAGCATTCTGATATTTATTATTAGCAATAGATTGAGAGGGTGGAAATATTGTTGTGCTAGGTGTTGTCATATCTAAAGTATTATAAGTTTGAGAATTAGTCTGTCCATTTACCATATATGTATTTAATTTTAGTTGTGAATCAATGTCTCCACCATTGCCTGTTCCACTCGGCAATACTCCGCTATCCGTCATTAATCCTTGATTAGATATTGATAAACCAGCAATATTGCCAGCAACTCTTACTGTTCTGATATAATCTTCTCCTGTTGATGTTTCTAGCGTATACGTTTCTGTGTACGGTACCCCACTAGGCATAGCTAGCCAAGTATCATTAACTTCGTATGTTCCATTAAAAATATCAATATTAACAGTTCTATTATGATTAAAAGCAAATAAATTTTGATCAAATGGTGATTTAAAATACGGAGAGCTATTATTGGTCGTATCGGATGTTTGAAATCCTTTTTTGGACATATATTCAACCCATGCTTTAGCAAAAACATAAGGTTTTGTATTTTCATTATATAATTCTGATCTGGATATTTTTCCGCTCGGATCGTTTGGTCTAACCGATCCTTTAGCTGATAATCTACGAGTTATTCTGAATTGTGGAATATTTAAAATTTTTAGAACATTAGTTTCGGTAGGCGGAGTATTTGATGATGACGATCTATTGATTTTTGGATTACTATATTCATATTTACCAAGTACGTTTCTATTAAAATCTGTAAATACAGCATCGTCCAGCGGCTCTATGCTCCAACTGTCCTGTCTTTCTGTAACAAATGCTTCTACTGGATCTCCTGACCATAATCTTTGAGATCCTTCTAAATTAATAGTATAATCTGCTGTTTGTACCCAATTATCTTCTGTGTTACTAATTTGTATATCTCGCACCCTTAGTCCACTTACTTCGTGCAATACCGTACCATCACACTTAAATTTAAGAACTCCGTAAGGTTCTTGTGTAAAAAGATTTCTTAATCCGCTAACGCCAGCTATTATTCCACTAAATCCTGGCATAGCAGCATTTAAATTTACTCCTGGTAAATTACCATTGTCTGGACGTCTTAAAATTTTGCCCACAAGATTAATGCTTGTGGTTACGCTCTCAGGCAGATCATTACCATTATTATTAAAACTATATCCAATATCTACAACAGGAACTGGTCCGGTTATGGTATGAATATCTATTCCATTATATTCAATAATTATTTTTGGATTACTACCAATACTTTGATTAGTAAAATTGTTATCCTGTAAATTTAATTGATTATAAATCATATCTGTACTTTAAAATCCTAAATAGTAACTATGGTACTATGTTCGCATCTTCAAATAGTAGTTTTAATTCATCTATATTTAAATTTATACTATTATCATCAAAAATTTTATATTTAGTACCACTTAATAAATTTTCTTTTGCATATTGTACTAGATCTATATTTTTATTTGGAATAAATTTAATTAAATTATTTTCATAGTTAAATATTAGTATCATATATTTTCCTTATAAGACAAAAGTACCGTCTCCATCTGTTATTCTCCATCCGTAAGATACCAAAGCTATTTTTGCACTATTTCCATTTATACCGCCGCTATTAGTATCTGATCTAGCATTACCAAAATTTATATTAATATTATTTAAGAAAGCATTCTTATTACTATTAAAGTAATTTAATAATTTATTATAATTAGTATTACTTAACTTTGTGCCTCTTAATATTTTATCCAGTGTGGCATTTGTTATAGAACTTATATTCCAACCGGTAAAATCTTTATTAAGAGAGATGCAACCATCGAATAAACCATTTATAGATCCTAAATTAGGTGGAATTGGAGAATCCGAAAGACCTCTGCATCCGACTGGTAGTGAATCCTCAGTAGAGACTAAATTAGCAAACATATGTGCTAAACCCGTAATAGCTCCCCAATTATTTACTTTTATAATTCCAGAATTTATTTCAGCATTTTTACTATCAGATATAACAGCAAGCTGATATGAATTGTTGGGCTGATTAATAGTTGTAAATCCGTTCTGAGTAGTTTTAAATCTTAAACTTAAATTGTTGTTTGCAAGTATGTTTATGGTCCTTAGTTTAATATCAAATACAATATAATTTTTTGTATATATATTCATGAAGCTTTGATAATTATGATCAAATCCTTGTGGAATCTGTTGTATAAGTGGACTAGATTGTAGTAAAACTAATAACTTATTTTTATTCTTAGATATCAAACTTTTAACAAACCCCGAGGATTGTTGATAACTGTTTTTTTGAATCCAGTTTGTTAGTGGTTTATTAGACCAACTAATTCCACCATCATAGCTAACAAAAACACCATGCCCTGTAGAACAGGTTATGGTGCTACCATCACTAGAAATAGATACTGAGTTGTAGTTGTTATTATCCCTTAAATAGGGATTTGTCCAACTTACACCTCCATCATTACTTAAATATACTAGATTAGAATCACAAGCTACTATTCGTAATCCATCATCAGAGATAGCTATACTCTTCCAATCCCTAATTGATTCTGTTGTGGTCCAAGTCGATCCTGAATCAGTCGATATATATATATTAGTATTATCTCCAACTGCAACTATTTTATTTGTCTGCGAAGCTATGGCTATGTCTGTCCAGAATCTACTTGATTCTTTTGGTGTCCAACTACTATAATTTCCATTTTGACTAACGTATATATTTCCATTTTCGACTATTCCAACAGCAAAGGATCCATCGTTAGATAAGCGCACCTTTCTCCAATTTCTATTAGTAGCATCAACCAAACTAAAAGAAATACCATTATTATTACTATAATAAATTCCTCCATTAAAAATGGAAACAAGGACTATTATACCATCATTAGAACAAGTTACTGAGGAAACATCTGGATTAGAAACCGGTAGACTAGAAGCTAAAGATCCATTCTTAAAAAGTCCTCCATTGATGACGCCTATTCCTTCGTAAGTAACAAGATTGCTACGTTTTCTGCATGACACAAAAATATTAGATCCATCACTACTCATACATGCATCCGAATAATTTTCAGAATCCTTAATCACGAATGTACTAAAGCCACCAATTTGAGCATGAGCACTAGCTATTCTGGCTTCGTTATAAGAATAATTTTTAGTTACTACTGTATTTGAAGAAAATACCCGTTGATCATTATCTCCAAAATCTATAGTTCCAACACTATTGCTCAATATTTCTATTTGAATTGGTGAAGTTGAATCATGCGTGATAGAAAATGTACCAGGAGCAATACTTGTGGGTGTCGGAGTGATTGTTGGGGTGGTTGTCGGTGTCGGAGTAGCCGCAGAAGTTCTTGTCGGTGTCGGAGTAGCCGCAGAAGTTCTTGTTTGTGTTGGAGTATTTGTGGGTGTGGTTGTTTGTGTCGGAGTATTTGTGGGTGTGGTTGTTTGTGTCGGAGTATTTGTGGGTGTGGTTGTTTGTGTCGGAGTATTTGTTGGTGTGGTTGTTTGTGTCGGAGTATTTGTTGGTGTAACAGTAGTTGTTGGTGTTATGCTAGGAGTTACGCTAGGAGTAGCAGTATTACTAGGTGTTACACTAGGTGTAACAGTATTACTGGGGGTTATGCTAGGAGTAACAGTATTACTAGGAGTAACAGTCGGCGTTGTTGTAACAGTTGGAGTAAAGCTTGGAGTAACAGTAGGAGTAACAGTAGGAGTAGCTGTTACGGATGGTGTTGGAGTCGGACTAGGATATGCTGGTTCGCAACTATCAAAATTATCACAAACCACAAAACTACTATGAACAAGAGTAGATTCATTATCTAAATCCACAGCTTTAATTTCTAATAAAACTCCATTAATTCTAATATCTTTGGTTAGTACCACAAAAACATTCTGAATAGTATTATTTGCTCTAAACTCTAAAGTATTTTTATCAAGATATGCTTCAAAATTTTTATTTGTATAATGCAAAGTATAAGACACTTTGTAGTTGTGACAAACTATTAAGTTTTGTAATTGCGCTTTAATAATATCTGTTGTGTATACTGGATTGCTCATATATTTATATTTTATCCTTTACCAAAAAATGTATTAACATGATCCTGTGTTGCATACTAATCCTATACTATCATAAACTTTAAAGTTGGTATTAGTGTGTGTCAATTCAAAATTAATTAATGTTTGAGTATAATCAATTAGGTCTATTGCACATATACTATTAATTGTTCCGGCTCCGCCGCTACCAAAATACATTTCGCCAGTTTGAGGATTAAACTGTAATAGATTAACACCAACTCCTGATGTTGAACTAAAGGAATATATATATCTCTCGGATGGTACAGCATTTGTAACATTAACACTAAGTAATTTTTGACCAATACAGCAACTATTATCAAGAGCTATAACCGGAGATCCACTAATTTGTACATCAGCATATCTTACACAAGGTAAACAGTCTTTGCAATTAATGGTACTAACATTACTAGAATATACTGTGCTATTGCAAGATGAAGATTTTACATTCAATTTTAATTTACCAAATAAAACATTATTATTCAAGATTTTTTGAGCAGCAGAGCTGAGTGAGTATGGTAGAAGACCATTTTCATTAGAGCAATTGCCCGATGGATAGCAGAATAATACTTTAGATACTATGCTCTCTGTTGATGTTTTTGCAACAAAAGAACCAGAAATATTATCTAATAAGATTGGCCAATTATTATCTCCAGTAAAATAATAATCATAAGATTGAAGTGGCCTTAATCCTGAAACTGTGCCTGTGATGGATACTAGATTAGTTGATGTTAAATTAACAGTAGTTGATGGTAACGAAGCACCAAGTATTGGAATACAGTTGTTACAATCAACCTCCACAATATCGCTAATAACCGGACTAGATAAACAAGAGCTATTTAATTTAACTTGCAAACTTGTAGATAGTAAATTATTACAAGCATTACTATTAATCGATCCACTAGTATAATAGGTATTACAATAACCACTGCTTTCACAAAATACTAACGAATTACTAATATTTGCGGTAGTATTAGTTTTAGTTTTAATAACGCCACTCAACTCTTTTAATCCCACAAGGTGATTACTCTTAATGTTTTCAAAAGAGTAAGAGTATTCCGAATATGGTTTTAGGTTTGTTAAAACTATATTCATAGGATAAATATTCGTAGAAGTTAATGTGGCTTTACTTGGTGTTTGTATATTGATTTGAGGAATACAGTTATCACAATTAATTTTAATTAATCTACTTAATACTGGCGAATAAAGATTATCATTGTTTAATTCTATCTTAAAAGATGCGTTTAATTTATTATTACATGAATCACTATTCATTGATCCGGTTTTTACATAACTATTGCAGTAGCCGCTACTTTCGCAAAACACCACCTTGTTGGTAAGGTTAAAAGCCTCACTATTTTCTGTATTAAAAGATCCTGATAATGATTCAAAACCTATCATATGATTTGTTGTTATATTTTTAATAGAATATTCATAATCAGAATATGGTTTGAGTGGACTAATTGGTATATTTAATGAGTATATATTACCACTAGCTTGTGTTAAAGTAACTTCTGATGGAATATCAATATCTATATATGGCAAACAATATTCGCAATCGATAAGAACAGGATCACTATATACAGGAGCTGGTAAACATGTTGAGTTTAATTTTACTCTAAATGATGTATTAAGAATATTTGCAAATCTATCACTATTTATTGTGCCAGTAGTTTGATAATTATTGCAATAGCCACTACTTTCACAGAAAATAATCGAATTATTTAGAGTATGGGTTGTTTCGTTATTAGTAGTAAAAGAGCCAGATAATTGTTCGAATCCTATTAAGTGATTACTTTTGAAATCAACTATTTCAAAAGAATATGTGGAATATGGTTTTAAATTATTAATATTAATGCTAGAGTTATAAATATTTGGTTCATCTCCAACTCCGAGCAAAGAAATCTTGGATGTTGGAACAACCAAATTTGGTATGGGTAAACAATTATCACAATTTACTGTTATTATACTACTATATATGCTATAGTCTAAACAATCAGAATCTAATTTAAGTCTTAGTTTTACATTTTTGTTTTTATCACAATCTCCATTTTGAATAGTTCCTAACACATTGGTTGATCCACACAGTCCTGAGCTTTCACACATAATCATAGGTGTAATAAGATCAATATCGGTTCCGGCAGAGTCTGTGTTAAAGTATCCTGACACATTGTCCAGTATTACAGAATGATTGCCTCCCATGTGTTGAAAACTATAATCATAACGACTGTTTGGTTTTAAACCAGTAATATTTGTAATCAAATTAAAGTTATTCAAAGTAACAGAGTCTAGATCTATGCTGTCTGGTAAAGTTATTACAGGTTTTGGTAAACAATTGTCGCATTCAACAGTTATCTTAGGTCCTATGATAGGTTCAATAAAATATGAACTATCTAAAGACATTTGAAGATTAGTGTAATATTTATCACATTGCTCTTGTCCAATTTTATTGGAATATCCGGATCCTATTACCACATTATCACAATCTTCATATCCGCAAAATGCGAAGTCTGTTCTTAGTGAGTATGATTTGTTGTTTGATGTGGTAAAAGTACCGGATACTAATTGTAAATCTATAGGATAATTAGATCCAATATCTAAAAATCTATACGAATAAGTTGTATATGGTTTTAATCCAGAAATATCTACATTGATTGTTGATTCGTTGGTGCCTTTAAGTTCAAACCAGCTTAATTGTGGAGATATCGTTGGGATAGCTGCACATCCAGAACAGATTACTTTAGTAACATTTGTATATATTGGGGCATTAAGAACATCAGATGTTATACGAAGCCTAATATCTGCAAATGGATCATAACCAACTTGATAAGTGCCAGAATTATAAACAATATAATTTGAACAGTTAAGATCTTCGCAAAAATAAATATCCGTATTTATAATTGCTGTATTGGTTAAAGAAGAAATCGATCCACTTGCTGGAAAAGCTTTAACGGGCCAATTACTATTGACTCCCTCTACAACAAAATTATATAATTGATTTGGTAATATGCCAGCAATATTAGTTTTTAAATTATGATGATACATTTTAATTCCTTATTTTTCAATATCTAACGTGATAGAAGGTAGAGGTATGCAATCTTCACAATACACCGTAATGGGCTCACTGAAAAATGCTTTCTGATTAGGATAGCAATTGCTAGTAACAGATAATTGCAAACTAATAAATTTACTATTATTACAGGTACTATTTAGTAAAGAATTATAACTTAATACACTAGGAGGCGTTAGAACATTGGATTGATTATTGCACACGCCCGTTGAAGGACAGAATGTTAATTGTGTTTTAATATTATGAATTAACGGTTGATTTGTAAAAGAACCAGACACATTGCTCAAAATAACTGGCCAATTTCCATCAATAGCATGATATTGATACGTATAAGAGTGTGTATTTATGCAGTTATTAACTTTCATTGAGAAATCATAGCATCCTTTTGTTTGGCTATCTAAGATAACATTATATGTATCATTTACTGGAGTAATTTCCAAATCAGCTAATTGAATAAAAATTGTTCTATCATCATATACTAAATGATTAGCACATGTGTCTGTTACTTTCAATCTTATATCTTGTGTTAAGTAATTGGTCTTATATCTTAAAGAATCATATGTTTTAGTAAACGGCGTTGATCCACAAGATCCTGATGGACAACAAAACCATGCCTGAGATAAAATTTCTTTTGTTTGTGTTTTTGCAACAAAAGATCCCGAGACCGGATATATTTTAATAGGCCAATTGCCTCCCTTTGATTCGAACTGATACGAATAAGTATGCTCCGATAATAAGTTTGAAAGATTCCCTGTTAAATCAATAGCTGAATCAGCTTGGTATATATTCACAGTATCTAAAACAACAGAATGTCTATTTGGTAAGCAGTCTTCGCAAACAATAGTAATCGACTGACTAGAAATCGGATTTTCTAAACAATCAGAGTTTATTATCACATTAAATTTAACATATTTATTAATATCACAAATGTTATGATTATTTATTATAGTATAATTATTATAATATCCACTTATATCACAAAAGACTAATTTAGGAATAATAGATGTATCAACAGTTTCGTTTGTTGTGAACGAACCAGAAATACTGTCAAAACCAATAATACTATTCGATTGTATATTTTCTATACTATATTGATAAGTAGAATATGGTTTAAGATTTATTAAATTTATACCAATATCATATTCATTAGAATTAGTAAGAGTTACATTATTTTCTGTTTCAAAAATAATCCTTGGCCAACAATAATCACAATTTATAGTAGTAGGATTACTATATATAGGATTATCTAAACAATCTGATTCTAGTTTTACTCTTAATTTAGCATAAGGATTGGTATCGCATGAAAATATGGATCCTAATGTTGTTGTGTACGCTGCGCATTCTCCTGTTGTTTCACACAGAGCTATTCTAGATTGTATTGTATCTATATAGTTGTTTGTTGTAATAATTGTTCCGGATAAATTATTTGATCCTAGTAATGTATTACCTTCTAATAATTCTATAGTATAATTATATGTTGAATTATTATTTAAATTATTAAATGATATATCTAAGTTAACAACATTACCAGTATCATTATTTAGTTCTATATTATCTACTGTTTCTATTGAAGGCTCTATCAAACATTCTAGACATTCCACATGTTCAACATCTCCATATAATTTTATATTAGAGTATGGTAGATTTAAAACTATTCTAGCATCTACAAATGGAATAATTCCAGAGGAACACGTAGTTGGACTATATGCTAATTTTGTTATTCCAGAACATGTTCCAGAAGATGCACAAAAACGTAATGTTGTTTCTATGTCGTAAGAATCTTTTAAAGTATAAAATGATCCGCTTGCAGGAGATGCTACTACTGGCCAATTTCCGTTAACAGATTCGATACTGTAAGAATAGGTGGTTAGTGGTAATAGATTTTTTAGTGATGTAATAAATTTATGATTTTTCATAATAAAATTCCAGGTTAATTCTTAGAGATTGTTGGTAAATTATTAGTGCTTGTATTAATACAATCATCACAGTGTATTTTGAGTAAATTATTGACTAGCAGATTTGTTCCGGGCTCGTTTTGGGTACTGAGATTGAATTTAATATAAGCAAATTTATCACATTCTGTATTAGTATATAGTTTATTATAATCTATATTATAGCTCAATAAATTAGCATCTCCAGAACAAATAGCTTCTGAACCACAAAAAGATAGCTTAAACGGTAATGACGTATCATGGTTATAAGAAGTAGCAAATGAACCAGATATTGGGCTAATCAATGTTGGCCAATTTGCTCGGTATGTGCTAAAATTATACAAGTATGTTTTGTATGACTCTAGTCCAGAAAGCGACACACTAATGTCTGTGCAAGGTTTTGTTGTTAGAATATTTTCTGATCCGAATGAGACTTTTGGTGTTGGTATGCAATCATTACAATATACTGATAATGTTTTAGTGTTGTTATTAAAATGACAACGATCATTATTATTTATTGTAACATTTAAGGTAATAAACTTATAGTCATTTGAAAAATTGCTAGTATTATATGTCATATATCCATTAATACCAGAGCATGAAGAATCTCTACAAAAAGTTAAAACACTATCCGCAACATACTCGTGATTAGAAGCTGTAAAAGTTCCGGACGCCGGAGTCACCGTAACTGGCCAATTAGAAGTAACTCTACTAAAAGACCATGAGTATTGCTGTCCTGGCATAACATTTAAAAATTTTGTTTGTAACTTAATAACATTCTCAGTAGCTTCTGTTAACATTAAAGAATTATTATTTTCATTATTCTTTAGATTAACACCTAGCAAAGACATATCGATAGGTTTCAAACAATCTGTACATTCTATATGTCTGGTATTGCTATATATATATTCATTACTATTTTTTTCATTAACCTTAACTCTAAGATTAGTAAACAATAAATTATTTTGTAGTCCACAACTATAATCTAGATTAAATGGTAAAACATCCGGATTGCCAGAATCACAAACCCCAGTATTTGGACAAAAAATTACCAATGCATCTATTTCTTTTGTTCTGGATGTTGCTATAAATTCTCCGCTTCTAGGAACAACAACCACAGGCCAGTTACCAGGATTGCCGTCTAATTCTATTTCGTATTCGTATATTATTGTTTTTATAAGCTTATTAATAGTAAATTTTGTTGGAACATTATAAGAAGCTGGAGGAGCCGGTGTTTGTGCTGATGGCTCTGTTGAATATATTGAATGGTTTATCATGTTAATATTTCTTATAAGTGTTTACGGAATTATACTCTCTTGTATGAGATTTCGAACGGATCACTAACATAATCATAATTAATTAATGAGGCTTGTAAAATTATATTATAAGTAGTAAATATTGGTTCATCTGATAAAAACTTTGGATATGTTGGAATATTGTAAGCTGGGATACTAGTATTGTTTGGTGGACATAATCCTGTAGTCGGGCAAAAATACATAGTATTTTTAATTGTATTATCTTCAATTTTAGTAGATGTTACAGTAAAAGTTCCGGAGGTCGGAGTCGCAAAATAGAAAGGCCACTCATTTTTTATGGTATTAATAACATAACTATATGTTTGACCTAATTCTAAATTAGTAAATGAAAGATTAAAAGAATACGAGGGTATTGGAGCATTGTCGCTGTCTTGCTCTTCTATATAAGGCTCTCCAATACCTTCAAGCACTAATCTTGGTTTTGGTAAACAATCATCACATCTTACGGTGAATTGATCACTCAAAGATTCTGCACCTTCGAAAGATTTGGATCTAACAGATAGTTGTAGTGTTGCATAAGGATCCTCTAATTTTTCTATTGTTCCTTCTTCTGGCAGCACGAAAGAAAGCGTATTATCTGAACATACTCCGGTAGTTGGGCAAAATGATATAGACGCATTGATAAATCCGGTAGATGTGGCTGGTTTAAGTTCTCCAGAAGATGGAGTTGCTACAACTGGCCAATTACTAGCAACAACTTTCCATTCGTAAGAATATGTTTCGTATGGTCTTAAATTAACAATTTGTGGCCTAAAATTATATTGAAACGAATCTTTAAGAACCTTATCTGCTATAGGTGGATCAACACTAGGTAGATCTTCTGCGTCTCCAAAACCTAGAACCAATGTACCATGAGAAGGTATTTTAAGAGGAGCTAAAGATGAATCTCTAAGAACTATATAATATGCTGATTTGGATTCGAGTTTTTTAAGTGTGCTGGCTGGATTTGGAGCATATCTATATAATATATTTCCAAATTTATCATTTAAAGGATATCTTGTTGTCCAAAAAATAGGAATAGATTCGTCGTTCTGTTGCGCCCCATGAATACTGTCTATAGCCTGCATAATCTGATCCCACTCGTTGGATTTAATCGGATTGTTAGCAATTTCGGTATCTTTTTCCATTAGATTCAATGGTTTAGAACCCGCATATATGACTATAGAAAATTTTTTATCAATAATCATTATTTATTCTCTAAATTTAAGTGTTTCATATAAATATACACCAAATCATTATTTATATAGTTGACAAACATATAGAGTCATTTACAACTCTATTTGCTCCATAAATATCTACTAATCCAGGAATCGGAACAGGAGAGTTTTCGCCAACTAGTGCATCAAAATTTTTAATATTGAGCAATATAGAAATATTGTCGTCATTTATACCACTATATTTAATAAATTGAGCAACAACTCTATCTCTAAAGGAGAAGGTCCAATTGTTGTCCTTATCGAGAACCAAAAACCTGTTATTGAATTCTATCTCGGCAAGATCAGCTGGTGTAGGACAACTTACTATTTGAGTAAACGTATACTGTCCTGCTGCGGAATCGTAGGAAAGATTAGAACTGAGAACAAAATCAAAAGGAAAAAGCTCCATTTCTGCTCTGTTGCCATCTATAAAACCATAGATACTAACTTGTTGATCTGCTGGTATGCCTGGTCCAGTAACAGACATTCTGGTTAATAACAAACTTACGGCATCCACAGACTCATCGGTGCGAATTCTTAAAACTCTTCCATTATTTGGTCCTCTTTTTTCTAAGCTAGATAATATAGATCCATTTAATTTTACTACTTTATTTGGTGAACAAATAACTAAGATATAATCAGTATATAATATATTGTTATATATATCTTTAACATTTAATCTAATCAAACTCTGAGTTTCTGCTTTATGGATAGATTTAATACTAATTCCTATTTGAATACTATCTTTAATAGATGATTTTAGATAAGATTCTTGAGCTGGATTATTATTCGAGTCTGGTGTGAATATTATTTCAGCCGGGGGATGAAGAGGCAATCGTGCGGCAACATCAAAACTAACTATATATCTATCTAATATGGGTACGGATGTTTCTGGAGGTGGAGGAAATGTTAATAAAAATCCTTTATCTCCCTCTTCCAAACTAACATTGATTTTTTTAATATCATTACTCATATATTACCTTCGAGGCACTTGATTGTTAATATCTTTTCGCCACCGCGTATAATTTTATTACTTAAATTATCATATACTGCGAATTGAAATAAACTTATGCTATTATAATTAGTATCAGTTATAGAAATAGTAGCTGGTATTGTAGCTCTTCTATATGTTCGTTCTTCTCCATTTTCGGTTTCTGTGTATGTTACAAAACTTGGAGATGATAAAGAGATATTTTGAGGTAATGTATTTTGAGTTAATTCTGTTAAGACAAAATTATAATCAAATGGTGCTGGTTTAAGTTTGTCCACTGTTATTGTAAATAATCCACCCGCACAACAGAAGTTGTTTATAAGATAGTTGGGTGGAACCACTGCTGTATTTTCATAAAAAAATAAAATTTCTGGTATTGGTTCAAAACAAATTTTTTGACTTATAAACTCCACAATACTACCATCTGTTAACTTTGTGTATAATCTACCAGTAGTGCTATTAATAACCAATTCTCCGACATCAACCTGATCTGCGGCCGGGAATCCTGATTCTTCTATATCTCTTTTCAGTAATAATTTCATTTAAATTCTCCTCTAAACAGCACATATTCCAGTAAATAATATAACACCAAAATCAAAATTAGTCAATTCATCATTTTTCTTATTCTCTTCTTCTTCTAAGTCTGGATCTTCTAATAAAACACCTGTAGTATATACATAATTATACGCACTTTTACCATTATTAGTGTTAATAGCGCTAATTCTATACAGATAATTTGTAATACCATCCAGGCCTGTTTCATTATGAGAGCTATCTTCATTGTACGGAATAAACGCTATATTAAACCAACTAGATCCACCATCTGTTGATTCTTCTATTAGATATCCACTAGCACCATATGATCCCCATGAATTAGTCGGTGTCCAAGATAGATCAACATCAGATATTGTAAGAGTATCTATTTTTCTAGTAACAGTAAAATTTGTTGGACTCTGAGGAAGACCCGTGTTGCTCACAAAAGTGATATCGGTAGCCTCAGAATAAGGACCAATACCAACTCCATTTTGTGCAGCTACTCTAAAAATAGCTGGGGCAGCAACCTGTGTTATTGTAGCCGATGTTTGAGTATTAAAACCCCTAAGAACACCGATTGTTTCGTTAGGTACATCTATCCAGTTTTCTCCATTATTATGAGATAGTTGTATTAGATAATTAAGTATTGCTGATCTACCATCACTAACTGGCGCGTCCCAGCGAATAGAGTGCTCATTATTTCCAACTCCACCATAACCATTAGCTATTCCGGCCACGCCGGACGGAGCGTCTGGTATAATAGGATTAACTCTTGGAGTTCTTGATACTATCTGACCTTCCGAATTTACTGTTAATAAAGCATTTCTTATATATTTCCCTTTATTATCTACAGCTGGTTTTGGTCTAAGAAATATATCCTCTGTAATAATACTTTTACTATATGTATGACCACTAATCGTCACATCGGCATAAGCTATCAATTCTCCATTACCACTTGGTATTGATCCCATTTTATACGGATCATTAGTTTTTATACAAACCTTACCGGCGCGATCAAAACCCCAGCCTATCGGATGTGTTTTGGCTCTATCTATAAACTTACTATATATTACGCCACTCGGTGATCCACTAACGCTATTAGGAACACTAGCGTCCACACGGAAAACAGGTGTTAGTCCTTGTGGTAGAAAATTATCATTAAGATCAAAGATACTATTATAGTTATTAAAGTTTGTATTTTCTTTTCCATAAATAACAAAATCTATATCCTCTCCTAGCATATTAAAAGCAGTATGGATACTTGGTCTTATACTAAGATTATTAATTGTAGAAGGTTTAAATCTTAATGGAATAGTAATAGGTGTTTCTAACAGAGTTCCATCGTCTTGTGTTTCTATTGTACCAATAGCATCTATTTCTTCATTTTGGTTGTTAGTATATGTTATATTATCTGTAGCATTTGGTTCCAATTGCATAGGAAAATAACCGCCTTTTGTAACAGAAAATAGTAGCACATTTGCTCCTATCGCCCCTGAGCCTATTCCTTCTGGTTCTTCGGGAGCTATCTCTATTTCATAGGCTGGTACCGCGCCTTCGTTAGCAGGACCATTTGGATCGATAATGCTTACGGTTTTTAAACTTTCCTCAAAATTAAATTCTGCTTCGATCTTTTCTTGGCTAGAAGCTTTCGCTACGAAAGCAAATTTGGTATATCCTACAATAATATCTCCTATAGCAGTTTCAACACATAAAGTGTCTGAACCGGTACCCAATTCATTCGCAAGAATTTCTGTATCAGATCCTATCGCCGGATACGGCGACCATGATCTGTTTGTCTTATAAATATATAGCCGACCATTTCTTATTAAAGCCGGTCTTTTAGGATATCTAATCCAGTTTATACCTATTCTTTCTAATCCTTCTAGTGGTGCATCGACACTATAATTTTCTCTTAGATAAACTGCCGGTTTCCATTCGGCTGGTTCTCCTGAGCCAGCATGTGTGAGTATGAATCCTCTATAAGAATCCAAATTATTATTTGGTCCAAGATTTATTCCAGAATTAGCATAAATAATAGTATTTGCTGTTATGGTTGCTGGTGTTATGACTGGCGGTTCAGAAGCGTCTGTTTCTTCTGGTTTTAGTATAAGCCCATCAAATGAAGAAAGATTTGCCAAATCAACTATTTCTCCGGCTTCATAATGTGGCGGAACAACATATAAAGGACCGCCAGGATTAGCGGATGGGAATTTTAAAATATTATTTCCACTATCATATGTTATGATATCTGTTGCCAAAATATTATCATCGTCAATTTTTACAGCTATACCGCCAGTCACACCCGGATAGAAAGGCAAAGGATTACCTAAATTATCTATTTTGGAATATTCTACAGAACTAAGATTTATACTTCTTAGTCCGCTAACATCAACAAAAGATGGACTTATTAATCTAATTCCACTATTTGCTACTAAGTACATTGTTCCACTAGCAGCTAGACTAACATCTTTACTACTTAATAGATTATAATATACTCCATCTACTTTTTTATTTCCTGTTTGTAATCTTACTCCAGACCAGTTTCTGGGACTAAGAATATTATACCATAACATATAAACTCCTCACTTAGAATAAACCGGGTCTACCATCGTCTCGACACCAATGCGGAATATTATTTGTAGCAATTAAATTTTCATCTTCACAATCTGCTTCGTTTTCTGTTCCATCCGCATTAACAATGGGAGGCGGATTAGTTTCGCCATATATACCACCTCCACCACCCCAACTCGATGAAGTATTATTATTCCAGAATGTATCGCTATTGATACCTCCGACATCTGTGCTTAACGGAGGTATTACGCCAGCCGCTTGTTGTTCTATAGTGTCGGCGGTAAGATCTGGTACGAATCCAATATCTTTCAATGAGGATCTAACGGTGCCGTCTCTTACAAAAATCTTATCAACCACCAACCAACCACTAACAGTTAAATTAGCTAAAACTTGTTTTGGTGGATCGGTACTGTTTTCAGATAACAATTCTGTTGCTACAACATACGGCTCAAAAGTACCCATTGTAATAGCTGGTGAACCACTAACAAAGATTGATTCCTGGTATTCGAAATACGCAGCTTTATGCCATTGGTTAAAGCTGGGTAAGAAATACTTTCTATTATTATTAGCTGTTATATAATAAGTACTACCAGCTAATAGTATTGTATATGCACCATCATTAATAATACTATTTGCATCATTTGAACTAACTTCTTCCGGAGCGTCATTATGTAACCAATTAATAAATTGCAAGCTATTAATATAATTAACATAATTAACAGGTTTATCTTCCATATTTGGTTTTATTGAATATTCAAATACTAAACCATTAGTAGATCTTAGTATACCCCCATTTTGAGCATTTGTCATATTTGGATTATATAATCCGGTAGTAACAGGATCTCCAACAGTGGTTGCTACACTATTTAAGAATTGAACATATTGCTTATTAGTAACCTCGTATCTGCCTATACGATAATTTTTATCCACAACACCAAGATTTGGAATAATAATATTTTGATAAGTATTGTTAGAAAATTGTAAGTACAGATCCTTTGTATCTGCTATATTATTCTCATTAATAATATTTACAAAACTTAAATTTAAACTTGAACTATTTGATATATTGGCATTATCAACTAGATTACTAATGCTAGCTACTCTAAAACCAACGTAATCGTATCCGGAAATAATCGGAAATTGCTGTATTCCTCTTAAATAGATAGAATCAGCATCCGGAGATACGCTGCCAGTAACAGGTGTTCTGTAGGATCCGCCAGCAGCATATTCTAATGTTACTATACCATCCGTAATATCGGACTCTATCCACTCTGCAACATTACCATTTTGATCATATGTTCCATAATAACTACTCTTACCATTAGTACCAACAGAAGATAGTATACCACTAAATAAATTATTAGTTAAGCTATAGTTATAATTAGCTGTGCTAAAATTATTAGTTAAACCGCTACCAACAGTATTTATTACAATAGGTTTTATATTATCGTCTTTAGTGGCAAAATTATAATATGTTCCAGAAACCGTTGTGATAGATCCTACACTAGCATGTACTTTTAGTGCTGGTCTAATATCAGCACCATAAACTGTAAAATCAATATCTTTTTGAGCAGTATTAAAGACTGTCTCCGTTTTTGGTCTTACGCTAAGAATATTCGATGTGCTATCCGATGAAGATTCAGAAGAAAATTTTTGAATTGTTAAATAGCCACCCTTTGTTACTGAAGCAATAGTAATATTATTAATTTCATTGGTAGAAACATTTTGATCTAAAATTATTTCTGTTATGAAAGCTTCGTTGGTTACTAAGGATGTTATATTCCTATATATAGAACTATTACTAGTAATAATTTCTACCTGATCTCCAACACTAAATTCTTCTATTGGAGTATCCTCAGATAAAATAACTTGTTTTAAACACACACTAGCTATTTTTGGAGTATATTTGTTCCAGGTTATATCTTTTTCTGTTAGAAAATAATCATCTAAATCATATAATCCAACAAGATTGTTGGTACTGTCTGTGGTTAAAAATTTATTGCCAGATATATTATTGAAGATTAAGCCATTATTTCCACTATTAACTGTTATACCATTAATCGGAACAATAGTCTTATTATTAGATATGGTCAACAAACTACTAGTTGCTATATTGGGTAGTGTTATGGTATTAGAACTAATATTATTAGCAGATAAAGTGCCGTTACTGGTGATGGATCCCGTACCCAAAAGTAGTGAATTATAGTCTAAAGATATGCTTCTATTGGTATTATTAAGCGTTATATATGTATTAGATGTTCCAATAGTACTTAGAGTAGATGATCTAATATCAATATTATCACCAGAAATATTTATATTACCATTATTATTAATATTTATTCTTTTATTGTTACTATAACCAAGATTAATACTATCTAAGCTTCCGGACACTAGTGGCTGTTGACTCGAACCAGAACTAACAGTCAATACCAACCCACCATTACCGTTGGTAGTGTCAGATGCTATACTATATATGGTTGCATAATCTTTTTGATTATTATTAACATCTCTTCCAGCTAAGTTTAATATAGAACATACTCCACCATTACTAAGTGATGATGGTTTGTGATAAACTGTTAATTTTGCTGGTTGACAAGTTGTTCTATTTTCCAGTCTTAATATTTCACTGCAACTATAATTTACAACATGAAAAATAGTTTGTGGTCTGGATCCTGATGGAATATTTATACCAACCCTACCATCATAACTAAAGAAAAGATTTCGATACGGTTGTCCACTGCCATAAACTATAAAATCACTCGGTTGCAAATCTTGATTAAATATTGTGTTTGCTGAACCGGATGTTGGTATAACAGTATGGGCCAAAGATTCTGAGCTTGATCCTAATAATAATTTATTAGTATTTCCAGAACTCCAATACAATTCTGAGCCTAATAAGCCATTGGATCCATCATTATATTGAAAAGAATATGCTGCTCCACCAGGATTACTTAACGACGAAAAAGAGTCATCTGATAACGAAGCAAAATTTAATTGATCATTTTGATTAAGAGAGTACCATGCTTGTCCATCGCAAACCAGCCTGGTTGATGTGCTTGTTGACTCAAAAATTAAACCATCACAATCTCTAATTATTATGTTGTGAGCAGAAGACAGTGCTTTGATATCTATAACAATATTTCTAGCTTTTTTAGGGTCTGGTAATACACAATCAATATTTTTATCATTGTTATCTACCAAATAAATGCTTGTTACATTATCGATAGTAAAATGATCGTTCTTAACAATAACATTATTAAAACTACTATTAAAATTATTATTATTTACAAAAAGATAAAACTCATTTTCATTACCAATAAAATTAACTGGTTTGTTATTATTTGATGAATTTGTAACCTCTATTCTTTTAACTACTAATAAACCATCACTATACTGTATTTCGCCAACTCCGGTTTCCCATTTGTATCCATCTTTAATATTACGAATTAAGTATGGAATAAAATATCCAATAGTATCTTGTTCTAATGCTTTATAGCCATTAATAGCATTATGCTGAATAAAAGTGTTATTACTAACAGAACAAAGAAATCCTATGTTATTAAATATTTTAGTAATTTTATTCATATTAGCCTATGCAATATCATTAGGGTTAATATCTATATCAAAGTTGATAGTATTATTTTCTGGATTTTTAGCTTTTAGATCTTGGAAAGCGGATCTTATAGCAGATATGGCTATTCCTGCCATGTCTGGTCGTAATTGATTCAAAACTGTGTCTCCGTTGATAGTAACAACAACATCGTGTTTTCCTGTGATAGTAATTTGTGGAGGTATATAAATATTACTAAGTATATTGGCGATATTATTTAATCTATTAACAAAATTATCAATACTAGAAATATCACCGCCACTGTTAGATACACCACCAGAGCTATTGTTTGGTTGTTTTAGTGCCGAAACAGCTTTATTGAAAGCTTCTGTTATACTACTAGAAACAGATACCATAATATTGTTCATAAAAGAGGTAAAATCGAAACCGGATCCGGCCGGTGTTCCTCCTCCGCCTTCTCTGTATAGTGGCAAATAGCCACCACCGCTAAGATAGTTTACAATACCTCCTCTGCTATAATTCCCATTATTAATAGCTTCAAGGACTGGTCTGTATTTTTGAGTCGAAGCTCTGTTAATAACAAATTCACCAGGAGTTAGCATGGCCGGAACAGTATCTGTTCCTTTTGGTCTAAAATTAATAAAGCTCCCATTGCTAGCGTATACTATACCTCCACGAGCAAGAGCTTGTTGGTTTTCTGGTTTTTGTTCTTCTGTTTTAGACTCTTGTATTCTAACTGTTATTAAATCTTTCATTCTGTTAGTGTCTGGTAATTCGCCATATTTATCTGCGGTTAATAACTTATGATGCTGAATATAATTATCTTTATTCCCAATAGTTGTAACAGGATCTTCTAAATTCCTATCACCACCAGCTGTAGTATTTGGTTTGGGGGCATTACCATTGAGAGCATCTAAACTGCCTTGTAACATATCATTATTTAATCCAGCATTTAATAAAGTGTCTTGCGCCGTGTACCATGGTTTAAGACCCTCTGCTGCTGCTGCAAATTCTGATAAATTATTTTTAGTAAAATAATCGGATAAAACCTTAAGATAGCTCTGTCGTTTTTCGCTATTTTCAAATAAATTTTCTGGAGCTAATCCTATACGTTCAACATCCTGAATAGTTTTAGGATTTTTTATATTATCAGATTTTATTTCTGTTTTATTACCATCTTTATCAACAGTATACAGCTTTGTTTTTGATGCTTCCAGATCTAAACTTTTTAATGAATCTTCTGGTATTTCTCCACTGGCATTTTTACTAATAGCTATAGCCTTTTCTCTTGCTATAATTTGTTTAATTCCATCTGCATCAACTGTTCCCTTTTCAACATCAACACCAAAAGTTTTCAAATATGCCACAGTAGCCGGTATTCTGCTTTCTGCATCTTTACCTATACCTCCTGGTTGATATAATTCGCTAAATAGTGCTCTCCAAGCGTTAATTTCTGCCCATTGAGGAGATTTATTATCTATTTTTTTGAGATAATTATTTAAATATCCAGCAACACCTCCAACGTCTTCTATCTTTGTTATACTAGGAACTCCGATTCCGTAGGCGCTCAATGTAGTAGATGCAATTCTCTGTATTTCTTGTGCTAATTTTGTTCTTGTTGCTGTTGTAAATGCGCTTTCTGCTGTTGATAATTTTTTGAATCTATCTCCTGTGACTTTTGAGGCTCTTTCTTTAGTCAACTCCATTTCTTTAGCTTTTATTCTTTCGTCTCTTGCTTTTTGGTATTCTGTAGCATCAATAGTCATACTTTCTAAAATAGGATTCGTGCCATCACTAGACGGTATAATATATGGTTTAATATCTTCTGGTAAATCTTTAATTACTCTAAATTCGCTTGGATCAACACTGCTGATACCTCCTATATATTGTCCATTCAATTTTAAGCTTGATAAAGATCCAAATTCTTCATTAACTGGAGGCATCTCTCCTGTATCAGTATTCCATGATGGTAATCTAGCACCTAAATATTCATTAAGACTTGTTCCAGCATACAGTATCGGCTTCTCTGTATTGTATAATGGATTTAATTTTGGATCTCCAGCTTTTGGTGGAATATAAGTATATTCATAAGGGCTACCATAGTTTCGCGATGTTGTATTTAATAGGTTACCTGTTATAGTTTTTGCTGGAATAAAAAATCGACCACCAGCAGATCCAATGGGTGTTTCTGTTACCTTAAATAAAGCATCTCCAGCTTCTGTGTTAAATTCTTTTTGTGCTAATTTTAAATTACTCACATCTAATTTTGTATCATTTGTAATCCATGGAAATTGACGTTTGTTGTCAGTGTTTGGTTGATTATTGACTATAGGGATAATACTTATTGTATCATTCCAATTGGACATGGCTGTGTTATCTTCTACTGCTTTCTGATAATTCGGATCTGATTGAATGGTATTCCATTTTTCTTCTGCCATATTATATAATGTTATTGGCTTCTTAACAAAATCCGGATCGCCGATAGACGTATGAAATATTCTATTCTTATACAAAGCATCTAATGAGGCTAGTGTTTCTTTGTTATAAATAGAGGCATCGGACTCTACGGTAGAAGTATCAACTTTCTCACCGGCTCCTTCTCCAGGATCTAGTATCTTATCATCAAAAAGACTAAGAGCCTTAAGAGCCTGTCGAGTTTTTTGTATAACTTGTATCGTATTATTGACTAAATCAACTTTATTATGAGAGTCTAAATTATCTTGTTGTAAATCTTTACCAGCTAATACTCGAGGAGGAGTATTTACATACGCTGCAAACTTTGCTGGTGAATCCGCTAATGTAAATGGCGACACTCCCTCAAAGCCAACACCTCCTTGTTTAAGGATACGTGGTATTTCATCAAATATACCCCAATAGGATTTCTCATTGTCTTGTATAAGATCTTCAACTACCTTTAGATAGGAGTATCCCTTATAGTCTCCGTCGCGACGAGTACGTCTTTTTGGTTTTCTTGAAAAATTAGGAGAAATATTTGGCAATGGCTCCGTATTGATCTCTTTAATAAATGTTTCTATTTTGGTATTTCCGGATGGTCCTTCCATAAGTTTAGTATATAATGATTGATAGCCCAAGATCAGGTCTGTAAACTCACCATCTTTTCCATTTTTATATATGTCAGATTTGGTTAATTGTTTTTCTGATCCGATAATACTATCAATATCTTGTATTCCCCAAAATAAACTTTTTTGATATTTTGGTAATTCAGCTTTTTTAGTTCCAGTGATTGAACCATAATTATTATATAATGTACCAATTTTTTCTCCAAGATATATTCTTTCAAAAGATTCACCAATGCCGGACTTGCCTCTATTTCCAACAGCAATAAAATTATCTGTTTGAATTGTTCCTAATTTTTTAAAGTCTTTATCACCATATTGTTCTAAAATAGGTAGTTTTAATTTAGTAGCCTGTTCTGCATTTTTAGCTGTTTTTTGTTTTTCTGTTGATTGGCTAACGGCTTCTTGTAATTTAGGCGCATCGTCATCTTTTCCGGTTCCGGCGGTTGCTACTCCTCCAGCTAAAACATATCCTCCCTCATTGTAGTATCTTACTTTTCCACCATTACTATATTTTTTACTATTAATATTTTGTAATAATGGAAGATTAGCTTTTGTTGCTGCTCGATTAACCACAAACTCTCCGGGAGTCAACATTGCAGGAACAGTATCAGTTCCTTTTGGAGCAAAATCAATAGCTCTGCCCATTGATGCGTATATTACGCCTCCTTTGCGTTTGTTTTGAGCAGGAATAGGGTCTTTTCCTTCTTCGTCTCTTTTACCTACGATCTCGACCAATTTTTGTATATTGTCTCTTATATCATTAAATACTTGTTGATCGAAAGTTAAAGGAACACTACTAATTGCTGTTGCTAGTTTTGTTGCTGCTATTTCTGCGGTATTCTCGCTCATCATCCTTTGTAGTTCACCTAATATATCATTAGCTTGTGTTTGTTTAGCCAAACTTTCTCTATAAACACTAATAGCTTCTGCCATTTGAGGATCCCCTTCGGGATTTCTTAAACTATCCAAAACTGATTGAAAAGTACTATCTATACCAACACCGCTTTCTTTAAGCATACTTTCTAACACATTAGCTTTTAATTCATTTTGTTGCTGTCCATCTCCTAATAGTGGAGCAAGCATATTAAAAGCCTGTAAACTTTCACCTCTTTGTTCTGCTGTGCTACCAACATTTAATCCGCCTCTCATATTATTATTTAATCGTCCTATTGAAGCATTTAATCTGGCTAATTCTTCCGGATTAGAAGTTACCATTTTTTCTATAAGATTAGCTCCGGCTTGTCTTCTAGCTTGTACCTCTTGAATTTTAGCTAAAGCTGCTTGTGCTAAATCGGTACTGTCCGCCATTTGTTTTAATGCATCAATATTTTCTCTAAGAGCCACGTTAGTGTTTCTTAGTCGATTTTGCATAACGGCGAATTCGTCTTTTGCGGCCGGACCTCTATTGCCAGCATTATCAGCAGCTGTTTGTAATGTTCGTCTTTGAGCTTCTAAATTCACAACGTTTCTACCAATATCACCAGGATTTGTTAATCCTCCTGTCATAGATCTTATTGGCGCTTCTGTTACATTTCTTGTTTCTGTTAAAGATACTGTTTGCCCTAATGTTTTAGCTAGTTCCATAGCTCCTTTAGCTTGAACCTCGCTAGCTTTTCTCATCCTATTATTAGCTTCTATCTGAAAATCAACCATTTGATTCATAGCTTGAGCATACTCATTAAGATTCTTTTGATAAAATTCCATAGCTTTAACAGCTAATTCTTGTGCTCTTTGTGCTGAGCTAATAGCTTTTGCAAAAGCGGGAACTTCTTCTGTTATCTGATCAAAGTTTAATCTTGTATCTTCTCCGCCTCTTTCGCTTCTTATCTTTTCAAAAGCTAATTTAGTTTGTCCTGCTAACTTATCTGCTATATTAGGAGGTAATCCTAAATCTTTTAATTGAGCATCTAGAGCATTTCTAATATTTGACGCTATTCCTTCTGTGCTACCTGTTGGATTAGCCTGAACAGAACGATTGATAGTACTCATTACCGTACTTTCTAACTTATCTCCAAGTCCCAATAGTGGCCTAACAAGATCAGCTTGAGATCCAAAAAATCCTGCTGCTTGATCAAAAGCTGCTCCTTGCTCTTGTCCTGAATATGCTCTTGGATTTTGTAACACATTAATACTGTCGAGCATAACATCTCCAGCCTTAGCATTTCCGCTTAAAGCTGCTGCTGATAATTCTGCTGAACGAGAAAGTTTACTTAATTCAAAGTCTGTTTTATTTATGGCCTGTTCCATCCCATTAAACATTCTTTCCAAACTTGTTGCAAAATTATTGGTTTGTCTACCTAGTTTCTCAAACTCAATTTGTTTCATACTATTTTTCATATTAACACTAGCAACTCTGTTAGCTTCGGATGTTGTTATTTCTTTGATAATAGCGCTTTTGCGTTGTTCTGATATGTTTCTATCATTCTCTATCAACATAATTTGTTCATTGATTTTCGGATTCATTCTAGCAAGAACTTCAGCTGATTGATTACCAGCAGCATTTAATTCAGCAAGAATAGTATCCATGTCCATACCGGACCGAAGTTTATTTTCGAACTGTTTTAATATATTTTGGCCTTGTGGCTGAACCTTTTGAGCTGTTTCAACGGCCTTTTCTGGTGCAATTCTGCCTATTGCCGCTTGTTGAGCATTATTAGAAAATACAGATGAGATATAGCTTCCAATACCTTCTTTTTCCAATATCATACTTCTACCAGCAGCCTGCGAACCACCATCAAGATCTAATAGATTAGCCCACATTGCTTTTGGAACTTTTAAATCAGTTTCAAGATTTTTCATCAACTGTTTGGATCCGTAACTTAATTCACTATCAATTTTACTAAGAAAATCTATATTAGTAGTATCTTTTTCAAATTGTGCAAATAGGTCGCTTACTCTACTTAAACTTTCGTCTACTCTTTTTTGACTTGTTTGTAAATCAAACTCTCTAGCAGCATTATATGCTTCTTTAAAACCAGCTGCTATGGCAACTGCCCCACCCGCTAACGATGCTCCGACTAAAGCCATAGGACTTGCTATAAAACCCATTATCTTAGGAGCTAAACTAGTGGCTACTTTACCTATACCGCCTCCCATTCCTTGCATAGTATCTAAAACAAATTTTATACCTCCTGGTAATTGACTTAGAGAAGCTCCTAATGTACTGACGGTACTAGCTACGCTACTTATACCAGTACTAAGAACAGCAGTATCTTTATTTTCCGACCCTCCTAATGATTTGATAGTAGACGATATGACAGATCCTATTCCACCAATAGCTAAACTAGTTTTAGCCAATGTAGACGCCATTTTTTGAGCAGCTGCTACGTTCTTGTCGTAAAGATTACTTGCTGCTAATTCGGCAGAACTTGCTAGTTTTTGCAAAGCTTCCTCAGGAATACCCAAACTAACGCTAAGTTTTTGGGTTGCTGATTGTAAAGCTGTTGCATCTGTTGATGATTGTTTGAATGCTTCTTGTAATTCTTGCGAATTATTAATAATATCAACAAATGTTTTATCGGTATCCCCCATACTTGCTGCTAAATCATCAATTATAGTTGTTATTTGAGACGATTCAAGATTTGTTCCAAGATCAGCTAATTGTTTAGCTAATTGTTCTTTAGCTTTAGTAATTTTATCTTCATCTCCACTGTTAATATCTCCTCGTAAACTAACAGCAGTTTCATTAAACTTACTAATTTTACCAGGAGCTGATTTTTGTAGATCTTTAGCAAGATTCAAAATATTTTGTTTAAGATTACTTTGATACTGTGATAGTGTTTGTCCGTTTTGTTCTGCTTTGAGTCTCATGAGTTCTAATGCGTCAGCCGCTCTTGTAGCAGCTGCTGCTTTGGCTTTGTCTGCCTCGGCGGCAAGATCATTGTTTTTTGATACTTGTGCAATAATACTATTTAAATCAGTACCTTCTCCTAAGCCCGGAACATTAAATGCTTGTAGTCCTCTGGAACTAATTGTTTCATTAAGTGCTTGTTGTCTTGCTTCTGGTGCTGACGGAGCTTCTGGCCCTAAAGCATTGCTAAAATCTTGTTCCATAATATCAACTGATCTAGCATCAATTTCTTGTTGTAGTCCGGATATATATTCTGCTGTAGACTGATTAGCTTCTTTAGCTTTTTGTGCTAATAATTCTTGTAATATTGCTTGTTGTTGAGCAGCTTTATTAGCCTGTATGGTAGCATCAGCAGCCTGAAATTTTGATCTGGCGTCATCCTGAATAGCCTGTTTATCTTCTTTAGACGATGCTCCTCTATATACTGGATCGTATTCGGATTTAATATTTTGTTTAGTTTCTATTCTTTGAGCAATTGCTTCGTTTTCTGCTGCTGCTAGTTTTTGCTCGGCAGATTTTGGTACGGGAGGCGGCGTTCTTGGTAAAGAAGTTTTGGGGGTTGTTGAAGTGTCGTCGGGATCGGGCGGGATTTGAGGACTCGGTGGAGTAACCGCATATGTTGTGGCTGATTTTGGCGGCTCTATAGGAGCAGAATTTTGGTATGCGTCTATTCCTTTATTTAAAGCATCAATATAATTCGTCATAATAGCATCAATTTCTGCCGCGCTTTTTCCTTGTTTAGCCAAAGACACGGCTACTGCACGATAGCTTTGCATCATCAAACTAGCATCTTCTACTGTTCCATTGATAGTACTAAAATATCTATCTAAAGCGTTTGCTAAAACCGGAGCCACTTTGTCTATCTCTTGCCAGGCCGAATAACCATTACTTATGATTTGTTCTGTGGTTCTAAAACTGTCTGCTAATAATATTGCGCTTGTCTTTAGAAATCCAAGATCGGGCACTGGCGCCTGAATACCAGTTGCATGTTTTCTATAAGAAACCTTGTCACCATCTTTGAATTTTCTTACTCCAACAGCACCACCACTATTTAAACCTAATGCTTTAGTTGCCTTTTCTCTTATAACAAAACTACCTACAGGCAGATTTGTTGGTATACTATCACTGGTTCCGTTTCCGGGGCCCTTAAATACGCTAATACCTCCTTCACTGAACTCTGTCATACCATTTTTATCAGCTTGATTCATACGTTCTAATTTTCCATAGCCAATTTGTTTAGCAAGTTTGGGTGGCACAAAAGCCTCTCCGTTACTGACTAGAGCAGGAACTGATCCTCCGCCTTTAAGTTTGCTAATTAATCCACCAACTGATAGTTTTTGTCTACTTATTCCGGCGCCTCCCAATAAGTCATCCAGAGTACTATCCAAAATTCCACTTAAATTTTCATCCAACAATGGTAATTTTTGTACTAGTGTTGTTAAAAATTCTTCTTTACCATTATCTTCATATTTATCTATAACATCTTGACTTATTTTACCTCTTAATAAAATATCATTAACTCTAGGATTCAGTGGCTTGAAAGCTTTAGCATTTGTGGTGGACTGTGTTTCGGCCCAAGTTTTTCTTAATTCTGGAACATATTCCGGATCACTATTAACATATTTTTCAAATGACTCTTTTTTAGCGGAGCCTATCATTAAACTGCTTAGTCCACTAAGTTTATAACTTCTTCCATAAGCAACATCAGCACTATTATATCCAGTATTTCCCACCAAAGCATCAAAAGCATCGGCCACATCATCATTATTTCCACTAAATAAACTAGCAACTTTGGCCTTGTATGCTTCAAATGATTGAGCATTTTTAGTTCTAAGACTATTAAAAAGTTGATGAGTTAATTCATGATATAAAATACTATAATCTTGACGTTGACTTGTATTAAACGGATTAGTCGCTATACCAACGCTACCACGACCACTCTGGTTTGCAGATTGTAATCTAGATTCTTTTGCAGCTTTAATAGCCACATTATTTTTATCAATAAGAGATCTTTGTTGTTTTTGTAAATCTTCTAATTCTGCTCTTAGTTTTTCTGTTAGAGCCACATCATAACCAAAACTACCATCTTCATATGTTGTAACAGAAGTTTTGATTGTTTTTAATATTTGTTTCTTTTTTTCTTCTATTAGTTTAGTATATCCAAATAAATCTTGTTTATCTTGTTCAGTATAACCATATGGTGTCAGGTCCACTCCTTGTAGTCCTCTGGTTCCTGGGCCAGAAGGATCCTTGTTAAATAGTGCTGTAGCAGGATAATTAACACCAAAATCTAACTGAGTTGGTATAGCAGACAAGAAGTCTGTGGGTGGTAATCCTATGACTCGTGCAAATTGTCCCATTCTTTCAAAAACTGTATTTCTACTTATTTTATCCTTAAACGAATTTATGAATAGTTCTCTACTAAAAGGAGATTCGTATCCTTTTTGTACAGCCTCTTCGTCTACAATCATTCTTTCATTACCAGGATACGTTGAAAAAACCTTCTCCATTTGTTCTTGTTCTAATAATTTTTCCATTTCCCGAACATAAGCATTACTTATTCTTTT